GCTGAATACTGTGGTAATTCTTTAACTCCTTTGAATTGCCTTCATCATCCTGGTAATAATAGACGGGTTTACCGTTCTTCAGCGTTATTCCCTTCAATAACGGGTTATACACTTCTCCCTCTGGTGGCTCGTAACAGAACGATTCCGGAGCAAGCCGGGTGAGTTCGGTGAGAGTGTATACGTTCCCTACATACTGCCATACCGGATTGAGAATACAGTTACCCCACCAATACGAGTCGATAAGAGCCCATTGCATGTTTCCCCACAAATCGACTCCAGGAGCCTCCATCATCTGTTTCAGGTCATTATAGATGGTAGGCTTGCCCGGGGTTCCGGCCGGGACTATCTCACCGGCAGGGTCTTTTACTTCGATATCAGGCTCCCCGGTAAATACCAGCCAAAGCAGTTTATTCAGAACGCTTCGAGCGTAGATATTGCTTTGAGACAGTTCTGATATGTATTCTAAAGTCAGTTTTGGCTCATTGAATATCTGACCGCCCGGAGATACAAATACAACTCCCTGCTTTGATGTAGGTTTAAACTCTATCGGTTCCGGTTTTTGTTTTCCGGTCGGTTTAGATGCGTTATTGATTAGTATAACCCCATCGGTCAGGGTTTTTTGCAGCATGGAGAATGTATGTTGTTTTAATCATTATTGTTTCTTTGTGGGAAAAATAGAGGTTTATTGGTTCCAGTGCTTAATCAGAATGGATTTTATCTCATCCGGCGTGTAATGATATTTGCAGGGATATTTGAGTGTGTTTCTTTCGTCTGCATTGTCGTTAAAATCGCACGAATAACCGCCGTGTGCATTTGTTGAGAATGTGCAATCACCACAACCTCTCATTTCCCTATCTGATGGTATTTCGAGGTATGGTTCCATACATTTCAAATTATCAACGCTTAATGCCATTTTACGCCGTGATAGTTCTCGTTTACAAAATGCATATCGTTCAGAGGATTTGTTCATTTTTTCCATTAAACCCTCTAATATTCTGATGTCTTCCAAATACCATTCACGTAATTTGTCATTCATTCCATTCACCAACTGTTAAGGATTGCTTAATGGTTCACAATCTGCGAAGAACTCTTTAAAGAGCCTTTCTCTTTCCTTATGTTCTATTTTATCGCATTCTAAATAATCTAAATATCTTCCATCACGTAATAATGCCCTGCGGTATGTGTCTGCCTTAATATGGAGTGATTCCACCGCTTGTATATACATTTGTTCTCTCTGTGCAGCAGTTAATTTCTGATCTGGAAGCCTTAAAATGATTTCAGGTGTTCCAGTTCGTTCATCCGCCTCTCTTATGATTACATCCATTTTTCACTCACTCGAACTATTCGGAATTTCCGATGAGTTCAACTCCGATTAATACCTGTGCGACTTTATCAGTATACAAATATGTATCATCAATCTTACATCCGAATCCGTATATCTCGCATATATGCTTTGCATTTGAGATAATAGCAGATCTGATTTGAGTTACGTGGATCGGATCATCAATCCACTTACCTTTCTCAAAGTGGCCCATTATTCCCCCACAATATATTGCCCTTCCAGCGGACAGTCACATGATTCAAACGCATCATCGAAATATTGTTCTTGTAAAGTGTGGAGATATTCTAAATCATCGAATCTATGATATAGCAACTTCATCTCAATCTCTGTGAGTTTGTCTTTGAGTTCCCGTTCGGTTCTCATTTCTTCCCCCGCTTCTCTTCTGCATCGTTATTATATCGGGTTGAAAATTCTTCTATTACCGTTTTTAACTCATAGAATTGTTCTTCAGTCATTCCCTTTGGAAATGATACATGCACCTTGAATTGGTTGTATATCAGACGATTCAAACCGTCCCGCATCGGTTCCATCCCCATTTCCCAATACATTACTTTCCACCTTTCCTCTTCTCTTCCAGCGCCTTGTTTAACAGTCCTGCCATGTTGATACCTTTCTCCCTGGCATAATCGTGTAAGTCTTCCCTTACTTCTACGCTCGTTCTCCGGTATCGAATCCCGTCTCGTTCTATTACAACTGCCATTTCAATATACCATATCATATGGTATGTTTATTGTAGATATACCATATGCTATGGTATATTTAGCAAAACTTATCCCCGTATATCAATTCCAGGGTATTGAGTTTAACCGGAGTCTCTATCATCTCCGATGTATCGCCTATAACAAGTTCAGTTCGATGGTTTATCGTGATTTCACGCGGGATAACAGGTAGTTTAAACTTTGCACCGCATGATGAGCAATAGATATGAGTTTCAGTCACAATGAGATAACCAATCCTACATATCCGGCAGAGAACAACAGTCGGTAAAATGGGCATGGAGTAAGATTAGCGTGATGAAAGATTAATTTGATGGGTAATCCCTTACCCACCAACAAAATAATTGGCCAAGGAAAACGACCGTTGCACGGTTCCAACGTGCAATATAATATTAGATTTTGACTGGTAAATACCTAATGGAATAATGATTTGTTGACACCAACAAAACAATACCATATTGGTAACGATGACAAAATGGTGAGAACAGGTGAGAGAGAGTGCCCGGAAAAAGAACTAAAACCGGGCATTGAGATTTGGATCTGGCTAATATCCTGATGCGAGTGAAGAGAATGAACACAGTCCATGGGTAAAATGTCTGAAGTTCCCCCAAGTCGTCGCATAATGCGACATACAGTATAGTGGTTTGACTGGGAAATAGGTAATGGGTTTAAGCAGGTATCCCACCGAATCCGAGTGCATCTTCAATCCCCGGATTTTTGCCTTTTTTCCACCACGTAGCGCAATAATAGCGCAGCATATCCATCGCATGGTCTGATTGTTTCATGGGTTTATCCTCTCCACGCAGAACGGCTTTATCATCCCATACGTAAGCGCCGAACTCTCTGATTGTGTTTTTACATCGTGGATGGATGTATAGCCGTTGGTTATTGAGCATCCATGAAACCATCTGTATTCCATGGATCACTTCATTATCTGCCGGAATAACGCGAGGAATTCCCTGGCGTTTCCATTTCTTCAGTTCAGTGATGAATGATAACGCAGACGGATCAACGATGACCGCTTCAACCTGATACCCGCCTATAAACTCTGCCAAATCTCTTGCATATTCCTGATCTGTCTTCTGTCTGCCGGTTTTAATCGAATCGTAATAATACTCTTTCACCAAATACGCAGTATTATCGACAATATCAATCCCGAACAGGCCAAATACACATGGGTTATGGGTTCCGTAATCTACAGCCACAGCATACCGGATGAGTTTATCAGTTGCTTCTGGAGGCTTTACATGGATGGACTCATCAAACATCTGATAGATAACGCCTTCTGCTAATACCCATAATCCCTGGATGTATCGCTGATACCAGAGCCCCGTATATTCTTTCTTTAATGCATTGACGTATTCCGGATCTAGTGCGTTATTATCATCTAATTCAAAGTGCCATACTTTGGCCCCTAATTCATCCGCACGGTCTATATAATTGGTTTTCATCCAGTGGTAAGGAGAATCCGGGTTCATGGTCGCAAACAGTTTTGCACCAGGAACAGATAGACGGGATAGGAGCATGGATACAAATGATTCTGGGTATAGGGTTATTTCGTCAGAATATGCTCCTGCTATGGTTATACCACGTATTTTTCCTTCTGATAATTCATTGTTTGCTCCTGCAAGGAATATCGTCTTGCCGAATAAACGCACCACTCCATCACCCCGGTTTATGCTCATATACTTCTTTCCCACGAGTTTCTGAAGTGGATATACGACATTTCTTAACAACGTCCGTTCTGTTTTCCCGGTCATCAGGAACGCTTCTGTCGTATCCATATCGTGAACGTATTGCGCCCACTTGATGAGAGATAGGATGGTTTTACCGCTTCTGACTGCTCCCTCAAGGAAGTTCAGACGGTTGCCATCATACGCAAGAAAAGAGACGGCCTTTGGTGCCAGTTCATCTGCCGGAAGAAGCATCGATCTCCTTACAGTCCTTTACGAGTTTGAACAAATCTCCGGTATCATCGTCTTTCATCTGTTCAGGTGGTTCTAGCAGGGTTAGATGCTCCATTGCCAGTTTACCGGTCTCGGATATTGTTCTTATTGACGATGGCCGATAATCATAATCAGGATTCGCAATCTTCCTATCCTGTTCAGTCAGACGAATCATAATCTCCTTCTCCTGTGCTTTAAGCAGGAGTTGAAGGTTCTTCATCATCTGCGTTCTGACATCTATCTCCTGTTCGATTACCGCACGCGTCACAGCATTTGTAATGGCTTCTTCATATGATGCAACCCTACCATCCCAATCATATTTTTTAGCCCATTTAGATACCGCCTGGCGTGTAATATGCAACCTGTCTGCAACCTTCTGCAACCGGTTAGGAGGTTTCGTATCTAAAAAAATATTGAATGCATTCCACGCTTTATCAGATTCTTCCTCTTTCCGCTCGAATGAGAATGATTTATCTGACATGCAACTGTATGCAACCTTACCACTCTAAAGAGATTGGTTTTGATTCCGCCGGTTTTGAGAACGTATAACACCGGCTACTGTTCCCGTTTCGTTCCCATCCTAACTCTTTCAGACATTGAGAGAGAACCTGTGCAAATCTCATCCTGGTCATTCGTGATAGTCGGGGATAGGTATCAGGGGACTCTTTCACTTCAAGATGTAAACCGTCCACGTTTGCATACTGTTCCAGCGGGTTTTTAACGTATATCAGGTGTAGGAGTTCTGCACGTTCCAATCTCCTCACAGGCTCGCCAATGACACCGGAACAATGATACCGGATCGTGTTTGCGTCCATGTTGTAACATCGGGCTAACTCTCGAATAGGAGTGCCATCTACAAACAGCCGTTGTATTTCCCTGATATCGTCTTTAGTGAGTTTCATTTTCGTATGTATCCGCATCGGTCGCACTGGTAGCAGGGCTCTGGATAAGGGAGTATGAGAAATACTCCGATTTTAAACTTGAATCTCATAGGATTCCCGCAATCAGGACAGGTTATAATTTGCCCGTAATCAGATACCATAATCGCTGTGTGAATGTTGCTCTATGGACTTTGAATTCTAATCCCATTAGTCGGAAATAATCAGCGGATTCAGATATTCTATCTACCAGTGCATCTAGTTCAGAATCATCCGCCGTGACTTTTACACCAATCTCAATGTCACTTGATTTTGATTCCTTTACCACGCCATTTATACGAGGTTTGTCGTTGGACAGCGTTCCTTTCGCAAATTCCCGGATTACATCTGCCATCGTATCTTCATCCCCTTCTATCCATCTTCCTTTCTCGAAATGTCCGCTCATTGATGACACCAAATTGATATTATCAGATACAATGATATCGTATACAATCCCCACGATAGAATAAACGTTTTTATGAGTGTTATTGTCTCATCACTCATAGGAACCTCACGCATTCAATCGGGCAATGGATGATGGCAGTGGATGGATGTTTGTCATAGTGCTTGTCTAAACGAACTCTCATCTCTATCCTGGATTCTGACTGATAAATTACATCTCCAATCATTCCTGATAAGGAGGATAACGGGCTGGAGGATTCGGGAGTAAATACAGCGTCGGTCATAACCCACCTCTCATGAACTGATATAATGTGATTATTCCAAGTAAACCGGCTAATCCCCATCCGATAACCTCACGGAGTTCTACGACTGCCGTTTTTGCTCCTGTCGCCTGATGATTGAGGTCTTCCAGACAGTTGATCCGAACCTCATGATCGTTTAGCGTGGTTTGAATGCCCTGAAAGGTCTCTGTTTGCTGGCATTCCTCTTCTGCTTGTTCTAATGATCGGATTCGGTTCTCATGGTCAACTACAGACGCATCCAGTTTTTCTTTGATGTATTGGACATCTTTCTGTATTCCAGTTAGGCATATCGCCATATTTTGTTCAGTGATTACGGTGATTTTCTCGGGTATTTCCGCCATTGATTAACTCCCCTGCCGGTATGTGAAGCCGATTACACGGTTTATTCCTTTGGAATATCGCCCAAGGGAGCCGGTATACGCGGATGGGTGAGGGAAGGGGTATGAACGTATACCGAGTAAGATTCGTTCCGGTTTTGACCCGGTTACTGTTTCACGAATCATGGATATGTTTCAGTCGATTCCAAGATTTTCATCCAGCATTCAGAGCATATGAGCAATTCAATATCCCCGCAATCCTTCCCTATCCAGTCGGTGTATGAACCTGCTATAGTTGCTCCGAATTGAATTTGATGCATCTCCTGATTGCAGATATTACAAAAAGAAGAGGTCATTCTGATTTGGCTCTCCATGCTTTAAATTCAGATGACTGGTTTTTCAGGAGTTTTTCTATGGTTTCTTTGTTACCGCTGAAGATTTTTCCTGATGGTGACTGTGCCATATACCGGTTGTTTACGTCCGGGATTCCTGCAACCACTTCAGGATCTTCATTGGTTCCGATGATCCAGCCGTCCTTGAGAACCTGGATAGTTTTCATACTCATGCTGTTTGCACCTGTGTTTCTGGTTTAATCCACGGGACTTGAGCATCGTTAAAGACGTTCTTTCCTGTTACCTGCTCAATTCCTTCAAAGAATTCGATTGCTAATCCTCCCATCTCTGCACGCTCTTCTACTGTGATGGTGCCATCGCCCTTAATTCGGAGATAACAAGCGCCCTGACGTGCAAAGTTCTGGGATAACTGAATTACCTGCTTGAGTGTCTGGTTCTTAAACCAGCCGTATGCAAGTCCTAAAACTGCTATAATAATCGGGATTATTTGCTGTAGGAGTTCTGGTGTGATTAGTTCGCTCATGATTGAACCTCCTCGGAAGTCGTGTTATTCACGATTTCTTCATCGAGGCTTCCAGCGTTCCAGATGAAATTAAAGGTGTCATCTTGTCCTACGTTCGGGTCAGAATATCCTACAAGGTGGTCATGTGCTGAATATGCAAAGTTTAGCGTTCCTTCACTACTATTGAATCCCCGCTTTGTCGATGCTTTGATATCCCCGATTAATGAGGATTCCGCTCCTTTCATTGATGCGGATAATGCAAGCGCCTTACCCCGGATGACAGTTGCCGATTCGTATTTACTGTATCCGTTCGTGCCGGTTCCCATCATCTGCGCTTCTGCTGTGCTGGTTTCAGGGTATCGCTCTGATGTCTCGTTCTCTCCAGTGATATTGCCCTCTATGTTTCCTGACTCGCATGGAGTCTCTGGTTGATATGATTGAGTCGAGAATTGCCCGGCAGTGTCCCATGTATTCAGCATCCCGGTTGATTCCACGGACGTTGATGATATGATTCCGTTTCCTGATTCTGATTCGTGAGTGTATCCGGTTCTGCCTAAAGATATTATTGATGTGGATGAACCTCCATACTCATAGGTTCCGTTCGTGGTTCCGAACCTCATGAGGTTGGTTGCAGTCTCATAGGAACGCTCTACATTGATGCAGGACGAACCGCCGTTGTGAGTCGCGGATGTTTGCAGGAGTGCGGATGATGATGAGCCTATGATGAGGATAGATAGCAGTATAGAGAGAATTACGCGAATGGACATACCCGCCTCATGAATGAATGAGCAGTCCATGATAGTTTACCTAGTCGCGTCTGACTGGCAATGGTGCGAGCAAGCAGTTTATTTTCCGGCCGTGGTTGTGTGATATTGCCGGATAGTATAGACATGAGCGTTATATTAGCGCCCATTTTAGAAATAGATTAGAATAACGAGAGAAATGAGAGAAACTTAAAAAACGCGAGAAAGGTTATTTTCGAGTGAGTTCTCTATATTCCCCTTCATACCCGCTTCTGGTTACTCCATCCCACTCGAATTCAAAGACATCCTCTGCGCCATCTTCCCAGGTAAGGTATTGAGTCCAATCATCATTACATCCCCATTGATATACGGCTTCAATCAGGCTCCTCATAATCTCCTGTGATTCTTCATCCTGATACCACCAGTTCTGCTGTGCTCCTGCGGGTGATGATTTTCCGCTGTATCCGGTATGTGAATCAAAAAAGTTCACATCGAATTCCTTTCCATCGTCTTCCCATTCAACCTTGCATTCAATCTCTTCATTTTCGTATACGAATTTTACGTTTTGTTTCATTTGTCTCACCTGTTACAATATCACATTAGACTCATAAGTATAAATATATTTCTATTCTATCTTAACCACTCTTACACGCGTCCCTATCCATGAAGCAGGAGGATAAACCCTGCCGGTTGTTCCCTGTGCAGTTACAACCGTCTCGAAATACTCCCGGTCATGCTCATCGGTTTGTATCGGGTTATTTCGTGGTCTGCCGGTCATCGTCTATCCCACTCTATTAATTGTTCTACTATCTCATAATCCTCATAATCAGACTTTCTCATTGATTTAATGTGATTAAGTATATCCTCCCCGTATTTGTTACGGAGTGAGAAGAGGAGTTCTGTTAAGGCTACAATATCATTATGAGTGTTATATCCCTCTTCTGCTAATGCTATTGTATTCATTCTCTCTCCTCCATCGGGATTCCTGCCGTTAATTCGTCCATATGTTCTGATTCAATCGTGCCGGTTCCATCGCATAGGGAGCACCGCACGTATCCGACGCGGTTTTCATTCCCGCTTCCATTGCAGACGGGACAAAAAATGAGGGCCATCAGAAATCCCCTCTTAATATCCGGTCGCATTCGGTTCTGTTCTCCGGTCTGCATAACCGGTCAATCTCTTCTGAATCACATCCCCAATCTCTCAAACAGTGATAGACATACAGATCATCCTCATATGATACCGGTTCCGGGTTGCACTGGAAACAACATTCAGGATGATTTTTCTCAATATCTGCGAAATGATTGTCCATGATTCTCTGTAACGCGTTCTTTTTTGCCATCTTCACCACTCCCTGAACCGGCTTAAGTCCCGGCCTTCCTCATCAAATACCTTGGCGACATGATACATATCACTCCCGTGTTTTACCATACATCCTTCGACGTCTGTTTCCGGGTTGATTTCAAAGACTTTACCATACTGGGTTTTTACTTTCATCTATTTCACCTGTGTATACTAATAATAAGACTCATAAGTATAAATAACTATCTATTGAAAACTAAAACATACTAAAACAGTTAAAATTAGTAGAACCATGAAGAAGATTGTTTCTTTTCTTCTTTGTGGTTCAAAATATAGTTTTGGAACTTAATCCACTCAATCATATTGGTTTTGTCCATGAGTTTTGTATCCGGTTTACATCCCTCCTTGTATCCGTCTTTTCTGTAAAGTTTGATTTGTCCATCTTCAAACCGATACCGGGCGCCATATCTGCTGCCGGAACCCCATGAGGATGAATCACACGAATCAAAATCATATTTGTGCAATTTCTTGTTAGCACTTAACCCGAACCCATGAACCAGAACCCCGTCTTCGTGTGCGGATTGTAAGAACCGCGCCCAGTATGGTTCTGTTTTGTCAGTTGCGATACATGGAATGCCTACATACGGATATGATTTTATCATTTCATCCCAGTATTTAGGACCGCGTTCTTTATGCCATACAACTATAGGAGGTTTACCTAGTTCTGACTCCATTTTATCGCGCCACTTCTTCACGGTTTTCATTCCAACAATATTATCAATGTCCAATTCAACATACTGATTTATCCAGGGATGCGCTTTTAAAAACTCAATATACGAATCCACAAACAAATCAAAGTCTCTTGTGCATTTTCCTTGTTGGAATGTATGAGCGCCGGAATCGAGTATATAGTGTTCTGATATCGGTTTAATCTCATCAAATAAACTGGCATATTTGAGTTTAGAATACATTAAAAAAGAGCCTAATTGAAATTTAGGTTTTAATTCTTTCATGAGTTCAAAATGAGATTCTAAACCAGCGAGATGCAGTTTCAAAAAATCCCCCTGAAGGGATGATAATTTATCCCGTCGTCGTAAACATCACAGTTTTCTATCAGTTTTAATTTGTTGCTTATCCGGCACGTTAAAGGTAATAATAACGTCTCTACAAGCAATTTAAATACATAATTGAACAGAATAACAGATATTATGAGTTCAATCGAAAATACTCCTATAAACGCAATACAGGAGAATATAACCGTATCAAACGCCTGACCAAATATAGTCGATATAATGAATCTCGACTTCTGTTTTTCTCCGTTTGTTCTGGTTTTCATTCTGGATAACACGTATGAATTCACAAACTCACCGAATACATACGCGATCAATGATGCCAATACAATGCGTGGAGCGAATCCTAAAATATCATTGTATGATGCTTGCATTGTCCATTCTGGTGATGCTGGCATTAATCCGACTAGAATGAATGTAGCAGACATTAACAGCGCAGATATGAACCCTGTCCAAATAACAACTCGGGATTTGTGATATCCATACACTTCAGTTAAAACGTCTGCGAATATATATGAGAGCGGGAATAGGAGAGTTCCGCCATCAAATGATATCCCGAATAAAGATATCATTTTAGTAGAGGATATATTTGAGATTAATAACACTGCTACGAAAAGCCCCGTGATAGGTGCTAACATCCGATACGAATTCATTTTGATTCTTCCCTGCAATCACACTCAATATGAGGATAAGCACAATTGCGATAGTGGATCTGTTCAGAACATACCCATCCGCCGCGGAACCGTTTTCGATAAAAGCATCTAACTTGTAGCGGTTCCATCAATTACAACTCCATCAGCATATTTTACCAGTCTGCTCGCAAAGCGGGCGCAGTCCGGGCACTTGTCATCGACATCGTCAGACAGCCTGATGCGTGGCTCTCCAGGAGGAGCATAACCCCTCCCACATACCGCAATCGATGAACCGTGCAGATACAGATGCGGTTTTCTCGTTCTGCTGGTAATACACCAATCACCGCACTTCATGTATTCTCCTCGTTGCTGTGGTTCTGATTTCGATTGGTTGTAACCAGTCCATCCTGTTTTTCAGTGCTCCTCTGATGAGTGATTCCGCTTCATTCATTGCGGTTTCTCGTTCCATCGTCTCAATTTTCCCTTCTACTCTGACGGTTGCGGTTATCTGCCAAGTATCTGTCAATACACACCGCCTCGTAGGTATAACGGGAATACGTATCGTTTCATTTCGGTTATCTGCGCCTGTATCTCAAAGAGTTGGGATAATCCCGTTTCGGTGATTTCCCATCCACATATCCTTCTTACCGCTTCAATCTCTCCTGATTGGGCATAGTGCCGGATTCGTGATCCGGAGTATCCGGTGATGTGTGCGGCTTCCGTGACTGAATAACTCATTGTATCTGATTCGCGAGCAGTTTAGCGAGGTATGAAGCGAGTGATACCCCTTCATTATCCGCTCCACGTTTGAGGAGTGCGTGGAAATATCGCTCATCTTCGGTTCTGAACCGGATATACGGGCCATATTCAGAGGTATTAATATCTAATAAGATACGTTTCGGTTTCTTGTCGGGTTTACATTTCCCAGAGAATTTGGAGATTTCTTTTCCGGTTGATTTCTTCGGTTTTGCTTCTTCTATATCGCGTTTGATTTGGTTGGAGTATGCTATACAAGCCTTATATCCTTTTTCTGTCAGGTATAATCCTCCATCGCCATCCCGGTAACTATCAAACTGATTCTTCCTGATGCGGGTTCTGATTGATGATACGGGTATACCTGTCTTTTCTGCCGTTTCTGCAAGCGTATAAACTTTCTTTCCTTCAAGAATAAACACGTTTTTTTCCTCCTGTGAATATCACTGGTTCTACCATAAGAGCGGGTTTTTTGGGTTTCTTAACCCGTTCTGGTTTCATCGCCACTATTCTCAATGTGAGTTCTGGGTAGATTGCTTCAAACAGATGCCTCTTGAGCATAAACACAGGCGTTAAAGTCCCGTGACTGCGTTTTGCGCTGACATTGCACCCTTTCACGTCTTCAATTATGACGTTCCCGTCTTTGTCCTGATACCTGAAATCTGCGATATAATACCGTGCCTGAAATACGAGAAGTTCGGCACCGCATTCTGGGCACGATTTAGCGTGGCCTCGTTTCGTTTTAGTTATTCTCTGTTTGCATTCCGGGCATTTTTTGAACCCATCCAGAAGATGAAATTTCGGCTGGCATTCCAGGTTAGATATTTTCCCTGCACGTTCTAGTATCAGTAATTCCTCATATCTCCTTCCTTCAGCACGTGAATCGAATTTTATACCGTTTATGATGGTTGGTTGGTTGTGATATTTACTCATCAGAATGCACCTATACGAGTCTGTTTTAATCCGAAGTCGATCCATTCAGGAACCAGATGTATTGTATCATGTCTCATAGGGGTAGAACCATCAACAGAATCCGCACCACATTGCATGGCCCAATCATACATTTTCTTTGTACCAACCCTTCCGATATGACACTTTAATCCATTTTTATGAGCGTAATTGCACCAATATTCAGCCTCTCTCAATTTCCAGATCATATCTCCGCCAACGAAGATCCCATCAATATGAGGTATCATTTTCAAACAGTCTCCCCCGCTGATACCATTTTGAACTGCAAGATACCGCGGATGATCTAACCGATCTGCATGTTCTATTGAGAGTTTTAACGAAGATTCCCCCCACGCTACAATATCCGGAATGACGACGAAATCATAGTTCGGATATTTTTTTACCGAACGATAAAACAAACCCTCATCCCAGTCTATTCCTTTCGAATACGCAGTAAAAGCGCCATTGTCAAGAATATATGGGATATCGGTTCTTTCTGTAAGCGGATAATAAGGAGAGTAAACCAATCCAAACCCAAATGATTTAGCCAGATCGTTCTTTTTTGTTCCTGATGCAGACATATAAATCATCATTCTTCACGCTCCAGAATCACGGCTGTTTTTCCATCGTCCGGGTATCCGGTGATAAATACTCCTGAATACTTTCCTTCGTCGTATGCGTTTGCTGCGAATAATTGAGCCATTGCATACGTGTCGAATAGCATAATCTCCGTTTTAAGTTCCTTCGGTTTTTCGGGTTCATTTTCAAACAACGATGTCTGCATAGAACTTTTCTCCATGTCTCATCTTCATTGCGTGTTCTAATTTCGCTGCCATCTCATCCCTGAACTGCCATTCGGCAGTAGAACCAGAAGATTTTTTGAATTTCTTGATGACTTTGTTGTCTTTGAACGAACGCAATCTCATATAATTTGGCATTAAATCTGCAATATCCTGATGTTTGAACCGGGTTCTACCTACTCGTTTGAATACGCTGAAAACCAGAGCGATTTCATCGTCTGACATATGACGGATGAATTGAGCCATTTAATCCCCTCTGCGAAGGGAGAGAACATACTTTAAAGCGTGCATATACCCTGCATGTTCTCCGATGTCGCTCATGTTCCATGAGTTACGAGAATCCTGATTAAATCGTTGCTCTTTTAACCGCAATTCTATATTTATCTGTTCTTTCAACCATTCCGGCAACTCATCCGATTCAACACGATTATTCCATGCTTTGATATGCTCTTCCTGATTACTCTTCCCTGCAACCAAAGCCCCACAATCCATGCAGTTTATGAAATTATTAGAATACACCAGTTTTTTAGACCCGCAAAACGGGCATGGTTTTAATTCTTCCATTACATCCACCTCATCAAATCCGCTCTATCCCTGACAGAGTATAGATGCGGGATTAATGCCACATGCGTATACGTTCCAACCGGGAACTTTAACTCACGTGCAACATGATCCTGCAATTTCACCAATCCATACGCATTAGGACCAAATGCAGACAGGATATCATTGCTTCTGAAGACTGTGCAGCAGTTTAACCGGTTATTCCTGATGGTGTATTGGATTTGTTGAAGGCATGGAACTTCATCAGATTGGTTATCAATCGGAGGGAGCCACGTATACAGAACGGCTCTCCGGGTTAGTGGATTGGTTTTGAGTCGTTTGATGATGTCTGAAAACTGACTCTCATGATATAACCGTTCATGATACGTATACGAAAACCGTTCTGAAAGGATTTGATTTGTCTGAACCCCTTCTATCAACTGTTTTGCATACTCATCACACCGTTGTCTCTGAAACGATGATTTCGGGTTTATCATATCCACCAGCGGGCATTCTATAGTTATCGCAAGCGGTTCTGATTCCCACGTTGTTTCGCCGTCCTCCGTGGGTATCTCCTGATGTTTCCAGATGATCTCTTGCATAAGCCATTTGTGAGCATCTGCAATTGAGTATACTGGTTCGGATATCATTGTAGTGCACCTGCCTGATACATCCTGTCCAGTTGCTCTATAGCGGCTTTGGGGACGTTTGTATGGTATTCGTTCGGGAGTGAGATTTCACAGTATTCGGTTGTGTCTCCCCAGGTCTTTGCGAGTGCCCGGATAGTAGGAATTGATTTTTCTGGGATGGATATTTCCCAGATGTTTTCAGGGGTGCATATAGTAACGGGTATGGTTTTCATTTAGTTTACTCCTTTTAAACTGGATATCAGGTTATTTTTCCGCGATTCGATGGTTTCATACTCTTCGAGGACATGAGCACGTTTTGAGATTCCCTCTTCGATTAAATCGTATGCAATCTCTTTCATAGGTTTATTGAGGAGTTTTGCAATTGTTTTGAGCCCGTCGACGAGTGCGTATCCCCGGGCAGTATCAAACTTAATCCCTGTTGCCACTCCTGTTTGTGAGAACTCACGGTATACCATATTATTCGTGACTTTAATCACTGGAGGAGCACGCTTCATCTGCGTTTTTAATGATTCGTATCCATCCGCTGTGATTGAACGGACGCCAAAAACCAACTCTGTTTTTATTTCTCCCTTCTCTATCTGCTTGATTATTTCTGAATAGGGTATATTCGTGGATTTTGCCGCTTCAGAGACTGATATGAATGATTTTCCTTTATAGAGAAACATCATTCCGTCTCCTCCATCCGCCTTTCGGTGATGGTTTTGATGCTAATCGTGCGGATATCTTATCAATCAGTTTGTCGTGCCGTTTTGTGCAGTGGTTGATGTATACGCTCATTCCTCATCCCCCTCGATGACAACCGGACAAATACAGCACCAACCACCATCTGAACCAACCTCGCGGGCTGCAATCGCGTATTGTGGGTATTCGTGTTCTACTATCCGCAATTCTACCGGGGATTTGAGATGGTTGAATGAGTCCATCCATACCGATAGGAGTCGCGTGTCAAACGTTCCTATGTGTTTTGTTCTGCCTTTCTCGATGTGTGCGGTTAGATCATAGTTTCCGTATGCTGTCATGTTATACCTCCTGCATTGCGTATTCGTTTGAAAAGTAAACTTCTGGAATGGCTCTGATTTGGCTGAAGTCGTCAGATGAGAACTCAAATCCAAGTTTACGAGCGTGCTTTAATCCGTCCCTGGTGAATTGATATACTCTGCTTCTCTTCCGTGAATTGTCTGGTTTCTTGATTTCTCCCACACGTTTGATGAATCCGCGTGATTTCAGTCCTGCTATCTGTCCTCCTATTAAACCATAATCCTGTGGCAAAAATGGTTTGTTCGGGTGAGATTGTGATAATACGGTTACTATTGCCTGATTCACGCAGTCAGCGACGGTTTTATTGTGAGTCATGCCATCGCCTTCTGCAATGCTGCGGAACTGCGTTCTCTACGGTATTTGTTGTATTTCGCAGTGTAATCTTCGAGGAATATCTCACATTGTTCCAAGGTGGTTTCGGCAGGGCTTCCGTATGTTACTTCGAGCCGCCCTGCGATATCGTCTGACAACTGCCATATTTTTACGGGTTTACCCCATGCTTTGCACCATCCTACCTGCCGGATGTATCCATCGTTATAGAGTTTTGCAGCGGTCGATAGTTTCGATTCGGAGAACTGCCTGATATATGCCCAGATAAACGGAGTCCTGCCGCAATTCTGCCAGATGATTGTGAGTGCGTCTTGTTCTGATGCGGTTGCATGTTTCATGAATCCTTTAATTGCGGTTGGTTTTCGGTATTGTCTGCTCATTCAAACCCTCTCCGTTCTCCGTTCAGGTGATACCGGCTGATTGTTGCACCGTCCTGATGCTGGTATTTGCTGGTTGCACGTTGTCCGTATGGAAAGGAGCATGGCATGGTTTTGATAAAAGCGATTTGAGCGATAGGCATTCCCGCGTATAGTTTCACCGGTGATGGATGGTTGTTTGTGATTTCAAATGTAATTTGGCCGTGGAATCCTGGATCTATTAAACCTGCATCCTCTATTGATAATCCCAATCTCGCAATAGACGACTTTCCTTTGACTATTCCTACCATATCAGGAGGGATACCGATTCGTTCTGTGCTTGTCGCAAGCATGAACCCGCCTGATTCTAACCAGAGTTCTTTTGCAGTTTGCTGAACGAAATTATGCCTGATACTGATGTGATTGTAAGGATCTAGTTCCTCTTCCAGCACCCCTACCTGATAGTCTGTTCCGAGGTGTAAATCGTAGGAAGCAGGGTTTACCGATCCCTTATCGAATGGATAGATACTGATTTTTCCCACTTCTGCATGTGCGATGATTTCATGATCGACTAATATCATTGTAATGCCTCATTCCACGCTTTGATCGCTTCTTCGATGCTTATTCCCTGGTATCTGATATTATGAACCGGATGACCGGCAGTCGCTTGTTTTCCGACATCACGCGGGCATACTATCAGATACTTCCCATTCATTTCAACTATTTCAGGCATTGTGCCGCATATCGGGCATGGATTCGCGTTCAGTTTGCATCACTCCTTATTTTGTCTCCGGTTGTGAACGTTGCTGATATGCCTGCCAAATCGTAAACGGCATGGAAACAGTCGTCCATACTGTATTTAGCGTCAGGATACCAGAGCAGATAGACAGACTTCTCACCGCGATCATAATCCCACCCGGGTATCCCCTGTTCGGGTTTTTTGGGAATTTTATGAGCGTTCATCGTTTTTCGTATCATTTCGCTTGTGATAAACGAGGGGATTGAGATATAGAGTTTCAGGTATCCAATCCCGCGATCCATGAGTATTTCGAGCATTATCGATTCACCGCTTTTAGCCAGCCGTTTTTAGGTCTCATAAGGTCTCCGTTCTGACATGCTGCATCAATTATCTTTTCAATCTCAATTTTATCGTATTTCGATTCCAAGTTCTCAATTACAACCGCTTCAGGGATTCTGCCTGTATCATCAGAATAATCTCTTACATACCTGACAACGGCCTCTTTTATCCCGCCTTGTTTCTTCGTTTCACCAACTGCCATCGCTCCAGCGTCAAAAGTTCCGGTTTCAGGGTCGTAAGCAATTGAGCGGAGACATTCGTCTAAAATTACAATTCCGTTATCCACATCGAATTTATCAACCGATGGAGAGAGTCTGATGCGGGCTGATGCTTCTGCTAATCGTGCTAACGTGTTTCCCTGTCTCGGAGTGATAGGAACCGGTTTATTCCCGTTTGAACCGTTCTTTTTGTTCTCCCTGGTGGATCTCACCTTCAGGTAATACCCCTGGATTGCGTCTATTGCGTCCTTTGAATACTTCAGAGGCTGCTGTTTTGCGTATGCCACGTATTTCCTGAACATACTCTCTTCAATATCGGGAGCAAGGGTTTTTGATGCGGTTCCGGCCCTGTTGGCTATGATATGTTTGATGATGTGACTGTCCTTGTTCAAATCGACATCATCACGGAGTATGTATATCAAATCAAACCGCTGAAGGAAAGGGCCTGGTAGTTCTATCTGGTCTTTCAAAGGCATGAAATCATCAATCCAACCGTGTTTAGGATTGGCGGCTGCAATTACGCTGCATCGTGTTGGTATCGTCTGATGGATGTTTGCCTTGTTGATCGATGCCTGCTGACTCTCCAGTGCTTCGTATAACAAAGATAAATCCTTCTTCTCAATCTGGTTTATCTCATCTATGATGCACATCCCCCGGTCTGCTAATGCCATTGCTCCAGCGTCAAGGATGTAAGAACCATCACCAAACTCATCTTTCGAGACTGTCGCAACTAATCCAACTCCGGAAGACCCTTTACCGGATGTATAAACCCCTCTTGGAGAGTATGCCATGACTTTCCTCATGAAGTCCGTTTTTGCGATACCGGGTTCTCCTATGAGGAGGATGTGAATATCCCCGCGGGTTTTAACTCCGTTTGTGGATTCGGTTGATAATCCGCCAAAGAAAGCATACATCGCAGCCCGCTTAACGTTTTCAAGTCCAAAAATAGTAGGAACAACTGAATTAGTAAGACGGTTATAAATTTCAGGATCTGATGCAAGTTCCTTAATCTTCTCCTCGTCTTCGGCGGTGATGTTTATCTCTGCGTATTCCTTCTCTGTAACCTCTACAGATATGACTTCGATATAGTTCTTGTATACTGTGCTGGTTTTGCTTGATGCGGTCTGATACCGCTTCAGGACGCCATTGATGATAACGCGGTTCCCTGCGTATACCGTGTCGATGAGGTCCTCTGTAAGTTCAATCTCTATGGTTTCAGGTTGGCTTCCAGGTGCTACGAGTTCAAAATACTCCTGTAATAACGCTTTTTGTGAGTCTTTGAATGTAGATGCTGATTCTATCAGTTCAGTTGGTTTTGATTTGCATCCGTCGGCAGAGCATTCTGTAGGCACTTCCTTCATGCTGTATGGCTGACGTTTTACGGTTCTGTGCCCCCTGTTGCAGCGGAAAACTCCTTCTACAAGTCTCTCCTTACGGCTTGCGGTTTTCCTGATGGTTCCCTCGACTGATATGAGCGTGCCAACATGGATAGGCCCTCTTAAATCCCTGACGGATGTTTTACGCTCAAAATTCGTAAACCTGATATTAGGGACAATCACATCCCCTTTCTTCTGGATGAGTTTGTAATGAGTGATTGCATCGATTATATCAGCGATTGAACGTTCTGGTTCTGATATGAGTTTATCCGCATACGTGATCCCGTTCTTTCCGAATTCAACCACGGATGAGAGCGGAATTGATAATGATTTCTCTGATGGATATTTCCTGGAGAACTTTCTAATTTCTGATGAGAATTTGTTCTCAAAGAAATCTCTCCAGAATTCGAGCGGGTCGAGAATGACAACTTCAGACTCATCAAAAATGTCTGACAATCATACCCCTCCAAAGTCTATGAGGTGATTTATCAGAGTTGATTCATCTTCTTTCGAGAGAACAATAGAGGCACATTTGCGCTCGTTGTATTGCTTGATGATACCAGTTATGGCATACCTGACTTTGTAGTCATCAGATGACTTTGCTGATGCGATAAAGTGTTCTAGTTCTCCTGGTGTGAATGTAGGAAACAGACTCTCATACATCCATGTGAGATACCGATCCTGTTCATCATCAACGTGTTTTTTCTTTGATGCATCTGCATGAGCCTTCTTTTTCAGTTCTTTGGCCAATTGGTATTCTGCATTCGATTCTAACTGATGCTTATTTGTGTATTTGTTCCACTTATCCAGAACCTCTTCAGGTGCTCCGAACCGCTTTATATCGTGTTCAATGAGGTATCTGTAACCACTTGAAAGAGCCTTTGTTGGGATTACTCCGAAGAAATCTCCAACTTCTTTTAAGTCTGATTCAATGTTTATGTGCAAATCAATACGAGAAGCGTATTTTTTTGGAGGTGCCATTTTTTAGATACCTCCAGATTTTTGAAATGATACATGGATGGATGGATGGATATACATCCATATATCAAAACCTCTTGTACGAGTACTCTTTCTATTCCGGTACAAAAGAAAGAAAGAAAGAAAGAAAGAAAGAAGAGAGAATATCATCATTCCCTCATCACCCATTCCTCAAACCGTTCTGCAATGGTTAGAATCGATTTCAGAGCCTCTTCAGTGAGTTCTTTCTTATCAGCCGGTTTCAGACTGATCCATAACTCAACTGATCTGTCCAGAGATGACTGTCTGACAATCCGCCTGTCTCTTGCGGGATCTGCCTGCTGAAACGGATGTCTGAACGATGATTGTTTCTTTGGAGAAATATCCGTCAGTAACTGGTATCCCCCATCAAACCGCTTCGTTTTGTCGATGGTAAAATTAATCTCATCCCCGTCTTTGAATTCTCCCGAAATAACCTTTTGAGCAGCATCCTTGCTCATAAACTGCTCCAACCAATATTTTTCCTCGTCTTTGTCTGACGTTTTATTGTGCCGGGTTATTTTGAGATAAACTGGTGATGATGATATCTGAACGATTTTCCCCCCCATCGTGATGAGAGGGGATGATGGGTCAAAACTCATACCGGCACCCCCGGAACTATACCGCCAGACAGGGCTTCTCGGACTACTGACCGATACTCCTGAATCATCACCCTACCGTTCTGGGAAGCCATCAGTTCTCTGACTCTCCGGTATGGCATGATGTATTGCCTGGAGTTGTAATCGATGAATATCAGGTGCTTTGATGAACTGATGGAGTGCCGGGTCTCTACCATCATCCCATCTGCATCAACCCTGAACAATGGAGCAGTCGACACCTTACAGAGAATTGTGCATACGTCGGCAGGAGTGAGGTATAGAGTCGCATCCGGAAAACAGAGGATCAACCAGTGATCCCTGTCGGTTAGAGCGTGGCCGATGTATCCGGTCATTGTAGCACCTCCTGCACTTGTGGAGGGATGGTTCCGGGCGGATAATTATCATACATGAACCGTTCGTGGTCGGTTACAGGTCGGCGTAATGGCTGCTGAAGTCCGTATAGGAACAGATCATAGTCAGTAACTCCGTTATACTCGCACCCATCACACATATCCCCGAATTTCTTGAGAGGACATGACTGACAGTATGAGTTCATTCGTCATCCTCCTGTTCTGGTTCTGCTGCATGGTGTTCGATTGCATTTGATTTCCCGAACCAGTCCTGATACCGGGCATCGATCCGTTCATCTGGGAAAAACGAGATTTCGTGATTGAGGTCAAAACTCATCTTTTCAAACGTGGCGATTGCAGCCTTAAACCCTGCATCGAACCCCATCTTATGCCCGTTATCAAATCCCCGGCAGTAATCGTCAGAGGACATTTAGAACACCTCGATAATTCCGGCCTTTACGTGCCTGGATAAATCCCCGTGTTTAGCGGTGAGTTCTTCAAACACATCCCGCGTAACCTTGCGGCCTCTGATAATTCCTTCGTTTTCCGGGCGGTTTTCCTGTTCACGTCGGGACAGGTTTTTACCGGTAGACTGACAATAGTTAGATGCATTAACGGTATTGTATCCGGTTGTAGGGCAGCCGGATACTATCTCTTTTGAATTCATGCTGTGACTCCTTTTGCAAGCGATTTGTTCAGACACTTTACTGCATCACGGAATAGGTCAGATTTACTCTGGTAGTTCCCGATGGTCATCGTCTCAATGACGAGTGCGTTTCCCTCCTCATCCAGGTGGAATGATTGCGGGTATCGTGATTTGTGGCATGTCTCTGTTGCCATAGTTACTATTTTGTGACTCATGTATTTAATACATTCTTTTTTTGGTACAAAAGTGTGACTTTGAAGTGTATTAATACCAACCGGATTTATAAAGAGGAGTGATAATGATCCTATATGGGTAGTGGAGAAGGGGAACCATATACACGGATCGCCGTGCGAATGCCCCAGGATGAATATGATAAACTTGAGGACATGGCCAAAAAGAAAGGGGTGCCTCTTGCGGCTTTTTGCAGATGGGTGCTTCAGGAGTTCCTACTTAAAGAGAGTATGGCAGATGAGATAGATAAGAAACTCTTTGAAATACTCGAATCAGACAAATATGATGATATATTCTTCGAGAAAGTCACACGCGCAATGAGCGCACGCAGACAGAAATAAATAATCAGTGGCGTACACACTTCTCTTTTTATATTTTGACGCCATTTCATTTAGTATGCATCCGCTTGATAGTCGATTGTTATTATATCTAGATAGCCCGCTTTTTGAAATAAGGCTCAATAAAATAATAGATACCATCGAGCGCGACGTTTTACACCAGTGTGCTGAATAGTCACACATTTGATCCTCTTTTTATACTTTGAAATATAACTATAGTTTATGCAACCTGAATCACGGGTTACAACTGTAGTAATCTCAAACGATACACGAGATCGATTGTATCGTATGAAGGGTGCTGGAAGAAAAAACACGTATGAGGCTATTATCATTCGTGCTCTTGATGCACTCGAAGAAAAGATGAATGAATCCCCGGCTTCCTGTTCCTGCCATGGTGCGGAGCCGGGCAATAATCACACTTGCAATTGTGAGAAGGTGATTGTCTAATGTTTGCTCCCAAAGAACTAATAATTAACGCAAAATTCAGAGACCTTTTTCCCCCGCTGGCAGAAGAAGAGAGAACGCTTCTTGAGAATAGTATCAGGCTGGAAGGGTGCCGGGATGCAATCATCACCTGGAATAATCAGATTGTTGATGGTCATAACAGGTATGAGATTTGTAATAAGTTTGGTATCTCATTCAACGTAAAAGAGATGGAATTCTCAAGCGAAGGTAAAGCGCTTGAATGGATGCTTAAGAACCAGAAAGGGAGAAGAAACCTTGCAGATTATGCGAAAGCAGAAGCGGGATTATTAGTTAAATCCATTTTGGAAAAGGAAGCGAGAGAGAGACAGGGAACCAGGACTGATTTGAACTTCGGGTCAGATCTGACACAAAGTGATGATGGAGGAAGAACGAGAAATAAGATTTCTGAACTTACTGGAATATCAACCGGGAATCTTACAAAGGTTGAATACATTCAATCCCATGCACCAGAAGAAGTAAAAGACGCATTAAGAGCAAATTCCAGGGCTGTGAGAAAGGAATCTGAAAAAGGGATACGAGAGTTTTGTAATGCAACAGAAGAATCATTTCAGAAATTGCATGCATTTTACAAAGATCTTGATGCAGATAGCAGACACATAGCAAGAGAACTTTTAGCGATTGGTTACGCGGTTGATTATCTTCAATTCGATGATGTTGCTGTGATTCATCACATGATGCAACAATATGAGCGTCAAATTAAGATCGCATTAAACGTAGCAATTGAACAGGGGATACTTCCAGAGGCTTCAGCATGAGTCAAAAAACCGCTTTTTACGAGTGCTGCACATGCGGGAACGTTTGTGAGATAAAAACGAATTACAAGAACGATGCACCTAAAATCCCTGAAAAGTGCCCGTGGAAAGTGAACAATCCGAAATTCGTTCAGGTGAAACCATGATCTCCTATCCTTCCTTTCTCGAATCAAAGATCCGCTCTCACATTGAGTCAGGATTCGATGTTGATGAACTCCCTGATTTTCTGTTCGACTTTCAAAAAGACATTGTAAGATGGAGCCTCAAGAAAGGACGATGCGCAATTTTCGCAGGAACCGGTCTCGGTAAAACTGCGATGCAATTAACGTGGGCGAATGAAGTATGTAAATATACGGGAGGGAAAGTCTTAATTCTTACCCCGCTGGCAGTTGCAAAGCAGACATTCAACGAAGGAATGAAATTCGGTATTAAAACAAATATCTGCCGAACTCAAGCAGACGTTACAGACGGGATCTCAATATGCAACTATGAGATGTTGCATCATTTTAACGCAGACGAGTTTGTAGGGGTTGTATTAGATGAATCATCAATCCTCAAGAACTATTCAGGTCATATGAGAAACCTCCTGATAGATACGTTCATAAATACCCCCTACCGACTTGCATGTTCTGCCACTCCTTCCCCAAACGATTACACAGAGATGGGTAATCATGCAGAGTTCTTGAGTATCATGAACAGAACGGAGATGCTGTCAATGTTTTTCTATCATGATGGAGGGAATACACAGGTATGGGAAATTAAACGTCATGCCGTTAAGGAATATTGGAGATGGGTAGCATCATGGGCGACGATGCTTCAGAACCCCTCTGATCTTGGATATGATGGTGAACTGTTCAAACTCCCCCCACTAAACATAAAAAAGATTGCTGTTACCCCTGAAAAAACATCCTTCTTTTACAAAAAAGCAGTATCATTAAACGATAGGAAAGAGGCACGAAAAGAATCTATTCCGGATAGAGTCAAAGCAGCAGCAGAATTAGTTAATAACTCCGATGAGCAGTGGCTGATATGGTGTAACCTTAATGAGGAATCAAAGGCTCTTGTATCTGCTATTCCTGGTGCTGTAGAAATAGAGGGAGCAGACAAACCAGAATACAAGGAGCAGGAGATGATAAACTTCTCCGAAGGAAAAACCCGCGTATTAGTCACAAAACCAAAAATAGCAGGGTTCGGAATGAACTGGCAGTTATGCCACAATATGATTTTCGTTGGGTTATCTGATTCGTTTGAACAGTTATATCAGGCAACCCGGAGATGTTGGAGATTTGGACAGATGCAACCCGTAAACGTCTATCATATCGTTTCTGTTCATGAAGGCCCTGTAGTTGCTACAATCAAACGCAAAGAAGACGACTTTAGCAAAATGCTATCAGGCATGATTGCAGCAACTCAAGAACTATGCAGCGCGAATATCAAAGGAACGACTCACGAAAAGTCATATTGCCCGGAAATGGCTATGAAACTCCCGGCATTTATCGGAGGTGTAGAAGCATGAAGGTATACCACGTAACCAGCATGAAAAAACTCCTAAAATACAAAAAGGAGGGAGTAATTAAGCCGCCTGTCAGAGCGTGGGCTGATGCATACGAAGCCATCAGATTCTCATGTCAGACCGGCAGACCTATCATTTTACGTCTTAATTTCCCGAACGATGCAGAACCCCTTCCAGGACACGGAGGGAACGCCCGTGTTCTGCATTGCTCATACCCCATCAATCACATCATAGGAGAATCATCATGAACTGTATAAACCAGCACGTATCAGATAAATTCGCAATCTATCACGGAGATTGTGTCGAACTCATGAGAGGAATGCCTGATGAATCCGTTCACCTATCGGTATTCTCTCCTCCCTACTCATCCCTGTATGTATACTCGAATTCAGAACGAGACATCGGGAACTGTAAAGACGATGCAGAGTTTTTCGCTCATTTTACCTTCGTTGTCGAGCAATTATTCAGAATAATGAAACCCGGCCGGCAGGTGTGCGTAGACTGTATGAACATGAGCAATACGATAGGGAGAGATGGATATATCGGGATTAAAGACTTCCGAGGAGATTTAATCCGATTATTCCAGTCGTTCGGGTTCATATTCCATACCGAATTCGTCATCTGGAAAGATCCCCTGGTGGAAGCAACGCGGACGAAAGCGCTGGGATTACTGCACAAACAACTCTGCAAAGACTCTGCCATGTGCAGAGCAGGAGGACCTCAATACCTACTGACGTTCAGGAAGCCGGGAGAGAACGCTGAACCAGTCGCTCATGAGCACGGGCTGCAAGCGTTTTATGGAGAAGAGCCACCGATGAGCGGGAACTTATCACACGAACGATGGAGGAGATACGCATCACCGGTATGGATGGATATTTCGATTACTAACACGCTTCAGAAGGAATCAGCCCGGGAAGAAGAGGATGAGAAGCATATCTGTCCTATGGCACTGGACATCATTGCACGGGCAATAGAACTCTACTCGAACGAGGGTGATGTAGTCTTTGATCCGTTTTCCGGCCTTGGTTCTACAGCCTATCAGGCTGTTCTCATGAACAGATACGGACTTGGAACGGAACTGAAAGAATCATACTACAAACAGGCAGTAGAGAATTTAAAGCGTGCAGAAAGGAATGCTAAAGCACCCCAGGCAAGTTTAGATACGTTCTTCGGTGAACAGAGAACGCTGATGGAGGCATGAAATGAACCTTAACCAAATATTTTTACACGAAGCAGAGTTACAGAGACAGATAGACGCACTGGATAAGATGATTCGACCAAAGCAGGTTTATTTATCGTCTTTACAGGCTGAAAGATCAGATTTAGAGAAGAAACTCAAAAAACTGCAAACATTCAGAGAAATCATCAACGAGTTTGAGATACTGGTATGACACAACCGCACTGTGATACATGCGAGTTCAGCCGGATAGTCAAGAAATGGGGTAAGACCGATGACGAAACGTGGTATGAGTATGATGGATGCGACTGTTTCCATCCCGAAGCCCGCAAGGTTCACAAACCGGATAAATACGGAGGAGTGCCGATTGGTCTTTGTTGTTGGTCATGCCGGGGTTATTGGTTGAAGTCAGGAGAGGAAAATGAGAATACTGAATAATTCTACTGAACTACAAATCCGGTTACGGCCTGATGAGGTGGATAGTTTTCTGAATTTTGTGCTGGATTCAAAGTACACGCCGTTCCGGCGTGAATTGGTGGATGAATTGAAGAAGGAGTGTTTGTTATGACACCAAGATGTAAAAAAGGATGTCCAAACAAAGCGTATAAAGACCACGTATGGGTTTGTGAGGGGTTTGACTGGGCTGAAGATAACGAGCCCGGATATGTTGTCGAGAAGTGGGCTATATTGGATATGACAAAACCAACTCCGGAATGGTGCCCGCTTGGACATGGTGATAAAACATGACCTGCACCGGGATAGACGCGGTTTGTATTGATGTCTGTCATCGTATGGAACATGCGTCGCAAAAATACAACATATCGTTCATGGATATTTGGAGGAGAGTTTTGGAATATCATGATGAATGGGAGAAGGAAGAATGAAATACACTACTTTAGATGATGGATTAGATGTATACATCCCCGATGAAGAACTGCCAGAGATATACCGTATTATCTACTTATCGTCTCATAATTGCGACGCAAAAGACAAACTGCTAACTGAAATCGGTTATCTTATGTCCACTGAACAAATTAAGGAAATAAGAAAATGAAATACAAATGCCATTCGTGTAAGATTGTAATCGATGAATCAGATTTGATTGAAGGGAATTGTCCGAAATGTCAGTCAAACATCGGATTAAAAGAGATGTGTGAACGGGATAACCTGACGTGCAATCATGATATTGTGGATGGATTGGCATATTGTCCGGAATGCGGTGAGTTGATGTGTCCTGAATGTGGGTGCCATGATGTAGATGGCATCAGCAGAATAACCGGGTATATGCAGTCTGTTGGCGGTTTTAATGCTGCAAAAGCGCAAGAATTGAAAGATCGGCATAGGGTGAACATACCGGAGTGACGAAATGAAACCATCAATAATTACCCTCAAATTTTCACCTGAAATGGAAGACCTGGTTATCCAGGGAAAAAAGATTTGCACTACCAGAACTGAACGGAAGGGCAATATCGGAGATGTGTTTAAGGTTCGGGACAGGTGGTATCGGATTGTGGGTATTGAAGCAGATTCGTTTGAATATATTCAGGCATGGCATTTACTTGAAGGCTTTGAAACCCCGGAAGAATTTGGGGATAAATTAGCGGAATATTACCCTGATTTAGATTGGGATGATGAATTATACCTTCACTGGTTTGCATACGTAACAGATGTGCCTGATATGCCGGAATGATGAACTGCGCAAAATGCGAGCATTCGCAAGGATACGGTCTGCCGGTTCGATGGTGTGAGTATTCTGGAAAACTAAACCTGAAATACCCTAACCCCATCTCACCATGCCCGTTTATGAGTGATGAACCATCCGATGAAACGACGATAGGAGTGTATTGGTAAATCATTTTTTAAATCTGCATTTCCATTTATCACGATCAATCTTCTCAAACAAGGATTTAAAATACTTCTCGTTCTCTTCGCTGTATAGATTTGACAATATCTTATTTGTGACTTCACTGACGATATCCTGCCGTAATTCACGCCTCAATTCATGTTTATGAATCTGATACCATATGCTCTGTAACAGTGCATCAGTTCTATCATTAAAAACACCTTCTTCAACCAGTTTATCTAACGATAATAAAAGAGTTTCAGGGATATTAAACTATATTTTGATTTTATCCCTTGCCATAATACGTGCCTAATAAATAATGTATTCCACGCTTTATAAACTTACGGAATACAGTGCTTTTATAATCCGTAATACATCTCTTTAAATTGTGCCTTAAATCACAATTGAATGGATATATTTCGTTATATTTATCATCGTACAACGTTCACCATATGAGGCACCAGAGTGATTAAATGAACTGTATGAGTGTGGTCATAAACATGGGAACTTTTGACGCGGTTTTGTATGAATCGCATCACAAAGTATCGGTAGAGAGTTATTTTAACCAGTTAAAACGATTAAACCCGAAATACCCGATAGAAATATCTGATTCTCCGAGGAGGTTAAAAGAGCAGTTTTCAGAGATTGAATTCTGCGAAAAATTAGAGGTTTAATCTATATCATCATGGAGTTTATGAGGAAATAACCTATTAAACTCCAGTATTCTCTCTTCTGCTTCGATAAACATTTGCCGCTTTAACTTCGCAAGTTCCGACGCCATTGATTTGATTGCCAGTCGTTACATAGTCCACTGTTCAAGATCACTTCTATCACCCCCATTCGCATCACAAAAGCGCCACGCTATAGGATATGAGTTATAACCCTAGACTCATATGGATGAAAAAAGATAGACCAATACCGAACGTCTATGAGAGGATTATACTCGATGGTTCCCACGCCGACCGGCGCCGACATAACTGACCTCGACCGTCCGTTCAGTCCTGGGAAATGTCCCTGACCATACCAGATCCTTTGATATGTATTCCCCTAACAGCGTAAAAACAACTCTTACAGTCACGTTTGTATTTGCAGGCCCCCATCTGCCATTATCCCCTCCTCCTGGCCATCCCCATATCCTGACAATATTATTGCCCATCAGTCGGTATGATACCCGTTCTCCGACATTTTGACCATCCGCCCATCCCAATGCATCCAATTCTCCAATCTGCACCCCATCAATATACGTATATTGGCGTGGCCAATCCGTAATTCTGATATCCAAATACTCAAACGCGGATTTGGCTTTGATGGTAAAATCGATTGCAGCAGCAGCCCCTCTTATTCCAACCCCTAGCCCCTTCAGTTCTCCATCAGGATACCACGGGCATGTTGGCGTTTTATATTCCGCGGTTGAACTATAATGACTGCATGATGTAGGTGGCCAACGACGATGACACGAATTCGAGCAAGTAAACGACCCGGAAGTCACGCTTGGAATCAGAGTCTGTTTGCTCACCGTCTCAAATTTGCAGTTTCCATCCATGTTTTCAGGGATTGGCATGAGTCCTTCTAATGTATCCTTTAAAACAACCGTATCCAACGTATATACGCGATTCGGGACGTAAATGCATGGAACGTCTTTGTTACCGTTACAATCTGCTATACACCAATCAAAAATATTAAATTGGTTAATTGCATCCACGCTATTAGTCCGAATCGCCGTATTAACGGTCTCTTTATCCTGGCAGACAGTCCAATCTCCAAAAAACGCCGGGCGCTGTAATATCGTGGACATGATCACCCTGAAGCAGTCCTGTATCCATATGCTCTGGTTTTGATATGTGCCCCGCTGCTTCTCAATTGAGCGTTACACATACTCCCTTCATCATAGGTTGAAATGATAACCGCCACTTTATCCTCTGTTCTCCCCCCCTCTATATCCTGTTTCATCTTATCATAATTCTCTTGTATTTCATCAATCACTGATTGGAATTTGCCTGATTTCTGTAATTCATCCCTAGGTGCACAGGTTATAGTCACTGAATGGCCGCCATTGTCGGCTGATTCGTAATTATACTCAATGTCGATAATCTGCATCTCAAACCCGTTAAATTCTGATAACCCTGCAAAACCATTGAATATCAAAATCTGGTATAACTCAAAGAACCTGTCTTTAAATGTGCAGGTATATGTTGGAATGCGATAATCCAATAATTCAACCAACTGAAGCGCCTTTTTATTTACAATATCCTGACATGCCGCATCTTCATCATATGTCCCATAACTCACACCAGATGGCCCGAAATTTAACGCCGGATGAGGAGCAGACCTCCATATATTATTTTTTGGGTCTGGTAACAAATCATACGAGCGATAATACAGTGCCCGCTGAACTTCTGTTCCTGCAATAACTCCCCTGCCTGCTGCAAATGCATAAAACCACGCTGAATCTTTTTTCCTACATGCCTCTACCCAAACTGCATTATATGACTGTTCCAGAACGATTGATGCACTCATACCCGGAGATCCTACTAATCCGGCGGTTGTAGGAGTTATTTCAACCGGAGTAGTAGATACCCCTAACCATCCAAGGGAAACTCCGTATTTCGGAATCCAATAGAAATACTCCCTCCACACCCCGTTTACCTTGATGAAACGGGTATGATATATCATGTTGCAATGTTTAGCAATTTCATCGAGAATATCAATTATTTTGATTCCATCGAACATGAACTGTTTTTTCTCTACCTGCCCTGGCTCTTCTTGCGATGGATGATATTCAATGAATTTTTCGTTCCGGGTTAGTGATACGCCTGCCGGTATCCCGGTTTGATCCATATACTGTTTCCCGTCAGAACCAGTATAACGCATTATCCCCCAATTAGGGACAGGTCTGATTGTCGGTTCACTCCCAGTATCTGTGCCCCATAATCCAAACGGCCCGGCACGCGTAGTATCTATTTTTCCAGTTGAATCGTCAATGAAAAATAGCAATCTCTTTATATAATCGGTCGGATTCTCATACGTATCGATTTTTTCAAATCTATTTTGTCTAACTGAAATATTCGCATCATATAATTGATATGGAAAAATATCCATCCCGGCGCGAGTTTGCCTTAAAAACCACGGTGCACGATTATTCAGAAAATACCCATACGAATAACAAGCGACTGACGTTGTTATAGACGGATAATCATAATCTATGGAATATTCTGTCGGTTCACCGTATAATGCACAGTGTCCATCCTCTTCATGGATGAGTTTTCCAAATACCGGCGGTTTATCAGTCCCTGATAACTGCACATCATACTGCCATGCAATATCTGCCGTAGATCTTCGGGCAGACATGCTTATCCATCGATAATCATTTAAATTTTGAATTGGTTTTGTAGGCATTGTCACCTCTACATTTTTGCACGCTGATGCCCCGAAATTATCAGCACGAATCCACCATAATTTATAACATGGATGGTAATTTCCAGCGGTTTCAGCGCCACGAATCGGAATTCTGAACGTATACTCTTCGTTCGGTTTGATTTGTGTTCCTATCGGGAAATAAAACCACGACCGTGAAAACTGTAACGCATCATCGTTATACGCTTCAAGTCTGAACGTTTCATCCCACGTCCATACACCTGTATTTTTAAATGTTAATAATACAGTTTTTCGTTCTGCGAGTTCCATTTTATCCGGAAATGTGAACTCGACCACTTGAGATGTCGGACGTGGTAAAACCTGAATCTGAATTGTTACAATGTCACCAAAAGAATGATATTCCCATTGCCATTGAGATTGCCCGGTTGCCAGCATATTCTGCCTGACCATCCGGTATTGCATATTATACGTCCCTTCGGCTGTGGGTGTATTAATCGTGAAAACAAATGTGTTTTTACCCTGAAAATTTGGTGGACGGTCTACTGTATACGTGTCTTTATTCAGTTTAATTCCATATGCTTTATTTGCAATAAATTCTGCAGGAATATTTGTACATTCCTTTGCAATCTGATTATAAGGCTCTAAATAACATCTCCGATACCACGGCCACGGGGGCTCTGTTGCAACATAATCAGGATGCCACTCCTTATACCAAATCTCATCCCCGTTATTCTTCAGTTCGATTGATATTTGGATAGGAGTCTCTCCTGCAACCAGATACCCGGTTGGATACGATGTTGAAACTGAATCCGAGTTTAAAGTCATAGATTAAGCAGTCTCCTGCTCAAATCCAATTGTCCACGTATATAACCTCACAGACCCATCACCAATCTTCCGGGCACTCTGCCAGGACGAGATGTAGCATTTTGTATACGTTTCACCATCAACAATCAACGTCTTTTTTTGACTTATTAACGCTTTTAACTGATTATAAACCGTCTTATCATTAGCCATACAGGATATTGTAAACCGATTTGAGACTACTGATGCAATATCAGCAACTACAGCACCAGAATGGAGAATTGTTCTATTTTGCAGGATTTCTAGTTCTTCTTCAGATGATATGGTTGCATTTGGAAGGGATATCCCGTTAAAAGTCACTGATACCGGATTCTCTCCAATTTTCTTACTAAACTCTATCGTATATTTCCATACGTTACCCCCCCCGCGTGGCTGTAACCCGGATAAAGACGAAATATAACACAACGGATACGAATTCCCGTTTATTATGAGCGTGGATTTTGCACCCATCAGAGATAACATGGATTCATACTCTGATTGACTTTCTGTGATACATTCAACTGCAAAACGCTGGGAAATAACCGGAACCGGAACTGCATCAAACCCAGAAGCCATTTCTATACCGTATTCTGGTGTGGTATCAAATGCATTAGGCATTGTCGGATTAGATAGGCTCATCCCAGCGAATGTAACCGAATCAGATGTATTATACTTAATCTGTTCAAATTCAATGGAGTATCTAAACCTGTTTAATTTCGGCTTAACATGCAGATCAGAGATGTTGGATATCCTGCAATCAGGATAACATATCCCATATACCCACAATGGCAGTTTCTGTCCGATTAAATTAATCAGCGTATCGTGTTCGATTCTTCGATTCGTTTCCGCATTGATGTGAATGGTTCGGGTAAATGCAAGGGGTTCATCAATTCCAAACTCTGTATATTTAGAATCAGAAATAACAGATATAGAATCGTCGGTTGCCCTTCGTGCGTCCTGAAACTCAAGCGTTCCAAACTGGATGGTTTTTACATTTGGAACTACATATCGAGCAGTAATATTTGAACCACACACAATATCTGATGGTATCATCAGCGAATTGACATTAAAACCCGGCGTTGATGCTATTTCTGATACAGATTGAATTGTAGGCAATTCGATATGAGGGTGCAATGTGATATCAGAACCTATAACCACCGATGATGAAATTGATAATAGTCGTTCTATCAGTATTCCAAACTCTGATAGGTGAATGACATTATAATTACCTGTTATCACATCGCTGCCTGCAACCGTTTCTGATTCTGATGATACTACCGGAGTGGGAACATGCGATGATTGCGCAAGAATTGATGATTCTATGTTCAGATAATAGATGTATCCATCCACTTTGAACGTTGATTGATGAATTGTTCTGATTGCAGGCATGTTACCTCTTTATGACTCTGATACCGTTATTGCAAAACCGATTCCTAGATACGATGACGCCGGGCTTGTTCCTGCCGTTATAGTTCGTTTCAGCCATATCGGCTGTGAAACTCCTGCATCAATTGTAACAGTCAGCGATGAGCCAAACGTTCCATCAGCGGGTTTATTGGACATATTATCAGATGCGGTTCCTGTTCCAAGAATACATGACAATCTACCAACCAAATCATTTGGCGCAGTAAAGACCGGGCGGATAACACACGAACCAGTTGATGATTCCCCGAAATTCTTAACGAACACTTTTCGATAGTCAGATGCTCCATTCAGATTTTCATATTCAGACACGTAATCCCACAACGTATCAACCGTGTATTCTGTAGCAATTCCGCCATGTGTAGGCCCTTCAGCCCAATTTGCACATTTTAAACAGGTTAATCCAGTGTATGAATAGGATGATAAAATGGAACGATTGAAAGGAGATACATCAAACCCATATCCACTATCAAATCCCATTTAAACTCCTATGATCTCATCCGCTTCTGACTGCGTGATCTTCCCTGCTGATACCAGAGCGTTTACTTGTATTTCGTTCCAGATTTTACGATCTACTCGCAGTTTCGCGTATGAATAATACGGTTCAGGCATTTATACACCTCCAAGAATCATATCATCTAAAACTGCCTGGATAATGTCTAATTCGGCTGCCAGATCACGTGTAGATTCTGGTTCTGGCTCAACGGTTTCAACCAGTTCGAACGGTGTAATGGCGTCTCGCGCCATTATCTTTCGGTAATCCCGGTTGGCTGGATCTGCCGGAATACTCATCCCGTCAGACAGGATATACTGGATTACACCCGATTTTGTGTATATTGTCGTCATAATTCGGCCTCCAAAAACAATACTGCGGTAGTATCTGCTTTATTTCTGAGTTCTGCACGATCCCCGACGGTTACTCCTGCGGCCGTAACTGAAATAACTAACATACTGCGAGTTGATGACCCTGATAATATAATATTCGATGCTGTAAAATTGCCATTACCACACGCAATTTCAAACACCCCAAATTTAAACAACGTTGGAACCGCCCGCATTGGCGGCGTCATCTGAATGTAATGAATCGATCCAGCAGCATCACAAACCCCAATTGGAGCGTGCCGCCCATTTGCAATCGCAGGGATGCTTGCCAGCGTAATACCGAATAATGCGCAAGTTGCAAAATCATCCCTATACTGATATTCCGTCGCATTCGTTCCAATTTCCAGTTTTACCTCTGCTAAATAGAGTTCATCCGCAACAGACGCATCAGTATCGTCTAACCAGATAATAACCGCAAGATTATTTGCAGATGCTCCAACGGTTACATTCTCTATCTCGTATGTCGTTTCAGTCGTTGATAATGCGAGATTTGCAGGAGTGTTCAGAAAAGCCCAATTTGTGGCTAATGTTGGATTTGTCCCTGCTCCCGCCCATGTTCCGACTGCATCAGACGTTACAGTGTCAGCCGCTCCTGTCCATTCAATGATGCCCGCACGAAGGTTAGATAATGCATGTCCTTCAGTCGTTTTCGCTTTGAACGAGAATGAAACGGATTTACCTCTTAATGGAATGACATCAGATGCAGGCATAATATTAACTCTTGCAAACTGCTTATTTGCAGTCTGAACTACCATTTTAGAACAGTATTGAGACGTTCCAAACGTGCTTGATGCTCTTGAAACATCAACAATATCGTTTCCATCAGACAGAAGAAGCCATCTATCCTCAAGATATGAATCATCGTTGTTTGCTCTCCAGGTGCTAGCATCAAACGTGGTTCCACGCTGCCATACGTCGAATCCGCCATTAATCAGGAGATTGTCTCTGATTGCATTTCCTTCAGGTATAGTATAATTCCCAGAACCATCCAGGTATTTCGTTGCATCGTTCGGCAGTTTTGGACATAACCCATGAGCAGACGTTGATACGTTTAAATCAGTATTATCATCTGCTGCTGCTAAATCATCGAGTTTAATCGCGTCAGTTCCGCCTGATTGGTGGATTGTTTTGTGTGCAGGAGGAGCAGCCTGTAAAGCATCAATCTCACCCTCTACTGTATCTAATCTAGAATCTAAATCCTCTACGTTTGCTTTAAACGCATTGTGGTCGTATCCGGTTGGATTCCGTGCGATCTTCGTTCCAACAGCCCACTCAATACCGCCGCCGGTTGATGATGCGTGTCTGGTTCCGGTTCTTACAATTGTGAGCGTTCCGGCACCGGATGATGTCGATTTCGCAATATATTCACACGTCTCGTAACTGGTATCGTTCCAGAGCGTTAGGAGATTGGCTCCTTCCGTTCCTACAGCCGGAAAACACGCCAGTTCTGCAACCGTTACTTCAGTTGATGAATCTGATAACGTAGCGGTGATGGTAGTTTGTGGACTCCCATCTTTAGCCGGATACATGGTTAATTGTGCCATTTATCCCTCCTTATGTTGACGGCCTGGTCGTTGTATTCTCGATTGTTACGAGCAGGGAACCGCCCGCCTGAAACGCTGATGGAAGCAGCCCGGAAGCAGGCAGATACCGGTATAATCCGATTCCCTGACCGGCAGTCGCGTTATTCATCGGACAAATCGCTTTTACTACTGCTTCTCCGGTAAAGACAAACTGCTTTGTCATGGTGACGACTCCGGTTTCAGAGTCATGACTGACGGTTGCCATTGCCCGTGCAGCCCCGTTTGTAGTCAGTTCTGTAATCGGTGCGCTTTGCGTGGTTGCATACGGAGTATCACTCGAATCCAGTGCTATGTATTTGAATTCGAGTAATTTCTTGTTAATTTCCTTTAATGCTGCATCACAGATTAATACACTTACCATTTACTCCTCCTGAACTGGAATTTCGATTTTACCTGAATCGAACATAGGAGATCCTTCCTTTTCCTGCCACTGAAATCTGATTGTTGATTTGACTACTGTTTCTGATTCGCTCATATACCGTTCCTCGCTAATGCTCTCCTTGTTTCTCTCGCGATTCGTTTTGGTAAGTCTTTCTGGATTTCAGAACTACCGAACCTCGAATTACTCATATTGATGTTTAAATTCACGTTTGGCGCTCCTGAAGTCAGTTTATTAACCTCATCCCTCCGAAGCACGTATTCACCCTGATGGAGCATTGCCGGCCCAGTTTGTGACACCGGCCCGCCTGATGCGAATGCAAAATTAGTAGGTGTTGACGGGGCCATAGTAGGCAGTCCACTCATCGTCTGCAATGTCCAATCACCCACTTTCCTTACGTTGCTGATTTGAGCGTTCGCCATTGCTACAGCCGAGGTTATCTGTGACAGTGCCGCCTGTGCTGCTGATGCAAGTGCCTGTAATGCACCTGGCAGTCCAGATAAATTGGTATTCGCATCAATTCCGGCTTCACCCATCAACCTCGTTGATTCCGCTAACGCTTGCTGGATTCCTGATGCTTCTGTATCTGTGACTATTCCATCGTTCATTGCTTCCTGATACAACGACTGGGCATTATTCAGGCTTCCCAGAGCGTTCATTAAATCAGTTGTCTGATTCACCTGATCGTTGGTGTATTCCGTCGCTTTTCCGGTTTGTTGGTTCCATTTCGCAAGATATCCGAGGGCTTCCCCGTTGTATGCCGTGTTATCCTGCATTATCTGATTATATTCTGTCAGGATGTTGGCGTTTTGCTGTGCTGATAGCCCTATTTTCTCTATTGAACCTGCCAGACTAGTTAATCCCGTATTATAATTGGTGTCCTGCTGTTGGCGCGACTCCATCCCATAGAACGGTTTTACAAACGTATCAAGTGATTTCTGGAACAAACCGTCGATAATGGTTTGAGTATCTGAATTGAGTCTGTCATCCACGTATTTCCTGAACGTCCAATCACGAGTGCCCGGATCTGAATACCCTGCATAATTAGACTTTAAAACCGTGTTTGCAATCTCATACCACAATGCAGACTTATCCTGACTCAAATCCTCATATGACTGCCCTTTGTTTTCTTTCTGCCATTTGAGCCAGTTCGGCATCTCTTTTGCGATTTGTTGAGCAACTCCAGCGGTTAACGCGGTTGACATGTCCTTTCCATACAATGCCCCTAAATCATCCGCTTTTCGTTGCTGTGCCTCCCCTATCTCTCCTTCGGATAACCATTTTTGAATGAGTGATTTGATATCAAGTGAACCCAGTTCTGCTAAAGTTCCAGTGGCAACTGATACCGCGTCTGAAAAGGTGAATACGTTGCCTGATGCTACGTCTACAGGTTCAGAGAACTTTATGAGGTTATCACCAGTAGCAGTTACTGATTTATCTAATTCAGATGTAGATGTAGCGGTTTTACCAAGCGATGAATTTAATTCATCGGTTGATTCAATGTTCTTTGTTTGAGATACACCGTATTTATTCAGTATATCCTGTGCAGCCTTAATCTCGTTGTTATAATCTGCAATCTTCGCTTTATCCGGCCCGCCGGTGATTTTTCCCTTCTTGTTTGTTGTTGGATCTTTTGCGAGTTCTTTTTGCAACTTCTCGTTGGTTGAATTTATCGTATTTAACGCATCAATAATCTTTTTTGAAACTTCATCGGTTCCAGAAGTCTTTATTCCGCCTGATTCTGTCTGCGATATCTTGTATAATAAATCACCAATCTGAAACTCTTTTCCTTTTAATGCATCAGAACCGTATTTAGCGTATAATGTGTCTGCTACCTTTTGAGGGTTCAAACCTGCTTCAAACTGTCCGATAAACTTTTCCTGTGATTTTATGGCTGCTTCTGTTGCCTTCTCTTGTTCTTTGGCTCTTTCAGCGGCCATTGATTCCGCTTTCGTCCACTTGATATAATCGCCGGAAGCATCATCCCACTTGTATTTCGTGTCTTCAAAGATGAACGAATCCTGATCCTTGTTGTATGCCTCTGTTTTCAGTTCTTCCAGAGACTTTACTATCTTTTCACCAGATGACTTCGTTTCTTTGGTGGTTTCTTCAGCGGCTTCAGTAAACCGAGATGTATCATATCCGGGGTTCTTTTCAAGGAACCGTTCTGCCATTGCAACATCTAACTCACCTTTATCATACCATCCCTTCTCCTTTGCTAATGCTTCTGCTACACTATTCCCGGTTTGTTCTGCTATAACTGGTGCAGCCCCTTCCATTCCGGTTTGCGTTCCGGCAGTTAAATCAGATGGTTTTAAAGAACCTGCTCCATGAGCGTTTCTATTCTGGTAATAGTCGTTTATTGCTTTTTGTTCCGCTGCGTGCGGAGTCATACCAGATGCAATAAGTTTCTTCGTTATTTGCTCAATTGAAGTCTCTATTGAGCGATTGACTTCTTCCTTGTATTGCTCTGTGTCATTTACATACTCACCAATCCTAGGAAGACCTTTTATTACGTCTCGTTTCTTTTGATCCTGTCCTGCTACAGTATCAACAGCAAAATCAATAACTCCATCAACAACCCCTTCAAGTGCTCCTTTAACAACACTCGACATCGGCCCGAAATTAGCAGCCAAAAACCCATCTATAAACGAATTCGCAGCAGAACCACCTTCAGCGGTGAGATCAATGCCAGACACGGCCTCTTTTACCGCCTGTATGGCACTGTCCATATTTGCTTTCCACTTTTCCCGCTCAAATACGATTTCTGGCCCGGTTAATACGATTGATTGGAGGATGGAATTTGCTTCTGTGAGTAAGTCAGTTGTGATTTTACTGGTAAACCCGGATATCGCTTCCTGTGCAGCCTGTTCCATTCCGGTTTTAAACTCGTTTAACGCAGTTAAAGCACCAGGAACTCCTGATATCGCTGCAACAGTTAAATCGGTGATTGATTCAAGCCCTTTCCCGAACGCTTCAGCACAATCCCGCCCGGCTTGTTCATAATCACCGGTTGATATGTTAGATGCAGCCTCACCGAGTTCTCCGATAACACCATTTATATTGTCTCTGAACTGTCCGAAATTAGTCGCATACGCAGCAATAGCCCCGGCACCTAACCCCACTGCCAGGATACCGGCAGGCCCGAACAACGCAGCAAGGTTAGGCAATGCACCACCAGCAGCACCACCAAGCCCTCCTATATCTCCGATAAGCCCGCCGAGCCCTGCACCAGCCCCGGCACCCTTCGCAACGTTAAAGAGCCCTGGGAGTGCTCCAGTCACATCAGAGATGGCTCTGACCGGCAAAGAACCAAGGAGGAGAAGAGGACCTCCTATAGTTGCCATAGCAGCCCCTAACCCGGTAAGCATCCCTATTTTTGATTGCATGTCATCGGGAAGCGAATTGAACCAATCCATTATTTTTTTGGCTAAATCAAGGAACTTCTCTACAAACGGAGTTAAACCTTCAACAGCATTTTTAGCGAAATCTATCAGAGTTTGCTGGTTCTCGTTGAGCCATTGCCCCATCTCTACAACGATTGGTTTTAATCCGCCCCCTATCTCAATCATGATGTTAGAGATAGTTCCCCCCATCTCATCCATCACGAATTTCAGGGTATCCCGCATTTTTGCAGAGAATTCCTTAAGCATTCCTTCAGATTCATTTTGAAGGGTGTAGTAATTCTCCTTGACTTTATCTAACTGCGATAACATCTGAATGGCAACAGAACCACCACGTTCTTCGAACGCTGCCATTAAAGCCTCGTCAGATACGCCCGCATCCTTCATTTTCTGAAGGATTTCTACAAAGTCATTCGTTTTTGGATTTAATTCATCCATTGTAAGCCCGAACGCGGCAAAAATATCTTTTACTTTGGCGGTCGGATTTGCTAAATCTGTAATAACTGAACGGAGACCGGTTCCAGCCATAGAACCTTTAATATTAACGTCAGCAAGTGCTGCAATGACAGCGCCCACCTCATCAATATCTACATTAAAAGCATCTGCAATCCCGCCCACGTATTTCATCGATTCCCCGAAATCGGTAATACTTGCGGTTGATATGTTTGCTATAGTTGCTAATTTATCACCATAAATCCCGGCTTTATCTGCTGATTCCCCATAAGAACTCAATGTGGCTATAAGGACTTCAGACATGGTATTCAAATCTTCGCCGGTAGCAATGGACATATCAGTGATGGTGGGCATTGCAGCCTTTATCTCCTCAAGGGAATACCCCGCTGCCGCTAATGCTTCAATCCCCGCACCAATCTCTAATGCATCAAACGGCGTGCTAGCGCCTAATTCTTTGGAGAGCGCTAAAATCTCCTCATATTCTGCTTTCCCTCCTCCAAGTAAAGCGGTATTGCGCTGTATTTGGGATTCCAAATCAGCATACATCGTGATACTATTCTTCGCAAGTAAACCAACAGGAGCGCCTACAGCGGATGCAACAAGGCCGTATTTCTGCATTCCGTCAGCGACTTTACCAGTAGCGTTGGATATCTTCGATAACCCGGAACCAATATCCAGATTTTTGAGTTTAGAGCCTAATGAGTCGGCTGCATCCTCGGCTTTCTTGAGCCCTGCAACCGCCTGATCGGCTTCCCCCTCGACTTTATCACCGAAGTCAGAAGAACCAATGGATTTAACTTTAGAATCAAAGTCCTGTGCGGCTTTACTTGCCCTCTGAAACCCGGATTCTGCTCCTGATGGATCAGCAGTTATTGCTACCTCTATTCTATCAATCTCACTCATTTTGTGCCTCCATCATTGCCTTCATAATCCGTTCACCTTCTTCTGACGGCCTGCCTGCGAGATAATCACGTTTCCTCTTCTTCTTATCGGACATTTCCTTATCCAGGTTCACACCGTTCATAGCGGCTGCAATCCTGAACGCCTGAAGACGTTCGGCAGATACACCCCGTCCCCAAAGGAACGATGCTCTACCCATAGGCATGGATAGAACATGATCAACGGAATAATGATACAACCTGCACAAATCCGCGATCATGTCTAATACATCCTCTATAGCGTCTTCTGTGGTTCTGGTTTTGCCCTTTTCAGGTTCGCTTTGATCTCCGCTTTTCCCTCGAAAAAAGGGAGCAGAATCACATCACAAACAGTCTCGAACGAAGTGCCGTCTACAACTGACAGGAACCATGCCCGATCAACCTGTTCTCCTTCTGGGAGCCCCTGATTAAGCATTGAGACAGAACTATCTATCATAGCATCTGTGAGAGAGTAGTCCGGATCAGTCTGCCTTCGTAAGAACGCAAGCGATACGCCCACCGGAACAGAAGACACGTTAAATTCCTTCCCCCCAAGGGTGACTACTCGTTCCTCTTCCCGTTTTGGGATCAATGCATCCAGATCAATCAGATTTCGCTTTGTCAAGTTTTATCAGTCCTAAATTAGTTATGAGGATGGCTGTGCCCATTCTCCAGAGAACGGAGCCATTGAGAATAACTGATCTCCATCGGTTCTGTCAGAATCAATGTCTCCGGTGAGTTCGATTGTCACCATCTGCGGTTTGTCAGTTGATTCATCGTCTTGGAACTCAAAGTCTCCACTACCAGAGTAAGAAACCTTGTAAACATCCCAGTAAACCCCGCCTCCACCGGCAGCCTCGTGAACGAATCTCATCCGAACTGGTTCAACCTCATCGGTTGCTCCTCCGGTTGTGATCTTGGTTACGTTGCCTGAACCATCGTAATCTGCATCAACAATACCACCAAGCAGAGTCACGAAAGATTTCTGGAAATACTGCGCCATTGAGAGTTTAACAGTCACAGATTCCTTGTTGATGACTTTCGGCAGTTTGCAGTTAGATAATGCAGACTCTGACGTCTCTACGTTCCAGGTGAACGTGAAATTATCATGAGCGCCTAATGAAAGCCAGTTTGTGCCGTCGAGCACGTAACATACGACGTTCCCGAAATTGAGAGGAACGTTCGGACTTAATGAAGCCTGATACTTTGCCATTTTTTACCTCCTTGAGATTTTCAGATTGCTAATTTCGTCTTTTGTCGGTTCCATGTGTTCAACAACTTTACCAATCCGCTGCAATAGCAGAATAAAGCGCCATCGATAGAACCAGTCCTCTTTCATGAGGAATAACCCGATATCCAGAACCTTCAGCATAAACTGAACTTTTCTTGTTCCATCATCGCGGGTTCTTCTCTCAAGTTCATCAAAGAACAGTTCATTTATCGCGGCGGTTGCCTCATTCCTGATTGCTATAAGCCTCGGATCTTCAAACTCGTATGCAGATGCATCATACTTGAGAAGTCCAGAATGCACGAAATCCACGCATTTGAGCATAGATCCCTTAATCGTGCCCTGAAAGAACTTTCCAAGCGGATGATAATACGGATTGTAAACCGCCCCGTATCTGCTCTTGTTATTCCCTTTGTATACCGGATTGGCTTGTTTTGCCGGATTGTAACCGAATGCAGCGCCTTCCTCATTAATGCAGACACAGCACATAGATTTCTGCTCTTCTTCGCTGTATTCAGGAGCGTTCCAGTAATATTCAGGATGTTCTGGCGCTGGTTTATACCTCATCGCATCCCAGAAGTCACGGAACATCTGCGTAATCATATCGTCACCGTCCTGAACTCAAGCATATGGCGGTAATACTTCGTTACAGCCTCATACGTGCTGATTCTGTTAATGAATCTCACATCCTCTATACGAATCCCGTTGATCTTGCCGGTATAGGTTTTGAGACAGTCCTCGACTGCGTTAGCAAGCGCATAGGATTGAGCGAATGATAGAGCCCAGCAGTCTAACTGCCATCGTTCGGTATCCATCCGTGCAACCCTGCTAACCGTCTTACCAACCTGATTATAGGTGACTGCCGGAAGGGTAGGAGAATCGGGCAATACGAGCGGGTAACATCTCGGAGTGGCACCAATCAGCGCAGTTACGGCAGACGATGTTTTCAGGATGGTTTGTAAGTTTGCTGGATTGAATGCCATTAATACCCCGATTGAGACTCACGAATCATTATTCTTAAATAATCCATCACGTAAGCCATGATTTGTCCACGGTTTGAATCAAGAGCAGGACGTAAATACGGACGTGCGGGCATGTGGATGACTTTAGATACCTCGTATACTCTCCCCCCGGCTGCTACCTGATGAGAGTCCTGTTTAATCATCCCGCCAAACTCGTGAATGGCTGCGTATTCGAGTTTAATACCAACTGTGACTTTGTTTTTCCCCCTGCGTTGAGTGGTGATTCTGCTCGCAAGTTCTCCGGTAACTCTGTCTATGTGTTTAGGTCGTGGTCCTGATGCGTTCTCTACAGCAGACTTCTCCACCATAAGCCCGCCTTTGTAAAGAGCCATCTGAACCCCTGTAGACTCTCCACCTTTGAACTTGGAATTCATCTTCTCCAAACGTCGAGCGAATTTGTCAGAACCTTTGGACGTGACTTTGATGCTCATTCTATCTCCTGCAAGTCACATTCCCAGTGATCAACAACGTCAAACGTATACGCGGGATCTACAGATATGACTGAATAATCAGTCTCGTATCCTTCACAAAGCCCCCTGATCCGGTCTCCTACCTCTACAGCCACGGAAGCAGGAAGCATAACCCGGAGATTCTTTTTCCGATGAGAACCAGACTCAATGTCGATGATTGAGCCTTTCGGCTGGAAGAAATAGCACGGATACGGCCCGGTTGTTACATCGGCGCCAGGGATCGGTTGCCCAAACTCATCAATCGTTTCAGCACCTGAAACGACGATCTGACAACTACCCGCCATTATTCCAGCAAACATACTCATAATCCTCTTGTATCTGCATCAGAATGAGTAATCCCGTATAACGATACTTTGCTCTTATACGTGTTCCGTTCCTCGTTCAGAAGGTAAGACGTGATTATTTCACGGTATTCCTTCATCCACGAAGAACCAGCCTCATCTATCGTAGTCTGTCCTGAACCAGTAGAGACTGATTTCAGGTGAGTCCTGCCGAGGCCTGTTTCATACTGATGGAGAATGAGTAACCCGATAGCCCTATCTTTCAATGCCCCGGTTAGGTTTGGTGCATCCATTACGATTTTAGCGGATGCGGTTCCGAGAAATGCCGTATACATATCAGGAGTGAAATTGCCCGATGAATCAATCGTATACCTGCCGGATGATAAAATGGGGATATCGGATTCTGATACCATTTAAACCGCCTTAAATACCTGAATCGTAGAGAATGCCGTATGAGTTGGTCACAACCGGCTTGAAATCATACAGGAACTGAAGAACGGTATCATGAGTGTCTGGTTCCTCGTAGGTAGAGAACCCTAATCCGAAATTCTTAACGTTCTTGAATATCGGACTGCCTGCATCGTTCTGTCCTGCCTGAACCCGGATATTCTGCTGTGAGAATGCAGGGTTGTTATAGTAGTGGATTTCTACGACTGGATTTCTGGTATCAATACCCAGGATATACCCCTCATCAAGCCCTGAATTGTTCAGATAGGTTACAGGAACGCCTGAATAAGGCTCAACCAGAGTTCTGTCATCCGGTTTCTGGATTGCGTTCCAGACTGCACGGGCATTTCCTGAACTGTCAACAGATGCAAGACAAATCTCAAGTTCATTGAAATTGGTATAGTTGACAAACGTCTGATTGAGTTTGAATGGGTATCCTTCCCTGTGCATCTGTGCTTTCAGGAGAATGAGATCCTTTGATGGAGTTGCTGTGCTGGTAGAACTCCATACAGCGGTTGGCGTCCAGGTTGGCGTGGTTGCCCCTGCCTTCATTGCGGTAATAACTTCAGTATTCAGAGCCTCTGCAAGCCACTGACCAGCCCGGTTATATGCCTTGAGATATTGGTTCCTGATTGCATTTGGCGGTCCACGGAGCAGGTCAGACGGGAGACGAATAGCAAAACCAGATGCCTTGATGGCTTCAGGTGTTACGCTCTCGTTGCTCATGTCGATTTCAGGGAACTTTGCACCAACCCGCATCATTGACGGCTTCTTTTTCTTGGTATCGCCTGATGCGCCGGTTGTGTCAGTCTCATACAAGAATGTCGGCTGATCCTCCTTGTATGTTGGAAACATATCTAACCAGAAGAGTTCCGGTTCCATCTTTGGGTAAACTGTCCGAAGTGCATATTCGGATGTCAGCCACCGATCATTAGTGCCACTTACCATTTTTTATGACCCCCTTTAGGCAATCACCGGTATCATTCCGGTTATTCCGAACATACAAGAGTATGTATCTCCATCAGTTCCAGCAGGACAGTAGTGCAGCGGGATTGCATTTGCACCGCCTGATCCGGTTCCATCAGTAACAAGCCCGTGAGCAGTGAATGATGCTGCAAGGCTCATTGCCAGTTTAGTAGCGACTCCTGGAACCTGTGCATTAGTGCCGTCACAGGTGAATACACCCTCAATGATTGCATTGAACGCAGTAACCTCGACGATAGCAGTCCGAAGGTATCCCCCGGAGAGACGTTCTGCAAGGGTATCAGCAGCGGCTGAAGTTGCAGGGATCTTTGCAGTCCGTGGAGTTGCTACAATTCTGCCGATGACTAACTGTTCCCCGCTGGTAGGCTTCTCAACAAGGAGAGACCCGCCGGTTGCTGCAAAAGTATTTCCAGTATCGTTGCTGATTGCTACCCAATCGCCCTCTTTCAGTTCAGAAGCGAACGTGCATACCTTCTGCTCTTTTCCCTGCACATCATAGGCAGTTGAAACAGTGATTGCACCCTCATCCAGGTAACAGGAGAACCGCTTCTCTGGATAGGTGTAGTCCTGTGCGTAAGTGCTCGTATTATCAGTCATTACTCATCTCCATTGAGGAATTTGAGGTATTCAGCGTCAGACTCTGCCTGACTGTTCCCGGTTGCATTGGTTACGAAAGGAACGCCGTCCTTTGTGGTCTCTTCTGCTTTTGTGGAGTTATTCAGAATGAACTTTGACGGGGAAACTTCCCACTCTGCACGGGACTTTGCTTCGATTTCAGGAGTAGAATAGAGTCCTGGTGCAATGGAATTCTTAACAAGAGTCCATTCATCCTCAATGGCCTGCTTTGCTCTCTCCTCATCAGCCTTCTTGAACGCATCGATTTCAGCGCTCATATTGGCAATCATCGACTTCTGCTCTTCGATGACTGATTTTAGTTCGTTTATTTCGTCGGTCATGTTTGATACCATGATATTTCCCTTCGGTTCCGGCATTGCGGGCATTACCGGCTCGTTCTTTGCCGGAACGATGAGGGATTTAAGTTCTGAAAGGAAGTCTGACAGAACTTTCTTGATTGATTCATCATCAGTCATGTTTTCCTCCATGCTGTTCAGAATCAACGCAGCCCCGTCTTGAGGCCGGTTATTCCGGTTTTGCACGAATGCCAGAACATGATCAGGCAGGACTTTACCGGATACTCCGGTGAGTTTTCCATCCTGTTTCCCGGATAAGAACCCGGATGATAACGCAATCTTACGGGACTTCAGCAGGGTTTCTGCATCATCGTCAGTGATGTGAAGGTTAGAACGGAGAAGAGGAGACCCTGATTCGGTGATATGAACGCCTGAAAGATTCCCGATTACCTTTCCACCTGCTTCCTCAAGCGCTTTGGCTGGATTCTGCTTGTATGGAGTAGTAGGATGACGTTCACCAAGAATAACCGGGACGGACTCCCACTCCGATTCTGTTCCTTTGAACACATCAGAGCCGTAAAAGAGCGATTCTACAGTGCCGTCAGGGTGCTTGTAATCACGCCACGAGTCAAGAGACTGTAGAATAATGTCATGAGTTCCAACAGCGGCTGATGCTGCGTTAGTGAATAGAGCATCAGCACCGGGTTCTGGCATATCGCAGTTATAAGACTGCTTTAATATTATGCTATTGTAGGAAAAGAGTGAGAATTGAGCAAAAAGAGTGATAGTTACTGTGGATCTAGCAATTCGTTCATTTCATCGTCAGTGTAATTGTAAATACATGGACTGCCCATAACGAATCTTTTAACAGTATCTACGTGCATTTTGCATTCTGTATCTCCCATATCTGATACATATGAGAATACACACTCGTTGCAGGCTCTAAACGCTCTCTCCTCAACCGGTGGAATCATCACTGTTCCTTCCCACACCCTGAACAGAATACCGCCGATACATCCATCATCTGACCGCACGCCGGGCAATACTTCTTGTTCTCCATAGTTCCGGATGGTGCAACCGGTTCTTTATCCGTTCTCATATCAGTGAAATACGCATAATACAGGAACGATCCGAACATCGCAAACATTACCAGTGTGCAGAGAGTTCCATCAATTACAGTTGTGACCATCCAGCCTACAAACAACAATACAGGGATAACAGCATGGAAGGCTGATTTCTGTCCTTTGTAACTATGCCCGTATACAATCGAAAGCAGAATGGCAATAAATACACCGATAAAGAACAATACCGGGATGTTTGCGATATAGAAGAACGCTGATAGAACCAGCGTGATAAGCATGATTGCTAAATCTTGTTTCATTTTAGATTCCTCCGAGAATAATCAGCCCAATAGTAAGAATAAATCCACCAACTACAGATAGCACGTTAAAAACGATACTCCGAACCATAACCGGTTCATCGTCCCGATGGTGATAGTTTGCGTTATAGTCGATGTAGAACCCGATTAATATACCCACCATACAAACAATGGCAGCGGGCATGAATAATGCAGGGTATGTATCTGCATTTCTCATCATTATACCCGCTATTGCTCCAGCAATCACTGATACTATTATTCCGTTATATGTCATTCATTTCACCGTTTATTTAATTCAACCAAAAATGTTTTGGTTTGTTATCCCTCTACTAATAACTGGGTTTGTTTTGTAGTATCTATAGAATCAGTTAAATGAGCGGGTCGTAATGGCAGACAAAACTGCTTAAACAGAACGTCCTCAAACTCTCTTCTCTCCGATATCTCTAATTTCCCGGCTGCGAGTGCAGATATATCAAACGCAGTATGAGCCACTGTGATTTCTGCATCTTTGTCTGATGCATCCTTTAACCACCCAGGAACAAACGGAACATTATCACCATGAATCACAGCGAAGTCATTGTGATATGAACCGATTATCCTTCTCACTGTATTCGGGTTTGAAGGGTGCTTCTTATGTGCAAGCGTTTTGATGATGTCGTTTCTAATACCTCGTAACGTTGACGTGTCTTTTTTGTTGAATTCTGCCATGTCAACGGACATGGTAGATACCAGTTCCCCGCGCCTGAACTTCACAAAGATAGAGACCATCTCATCCTTTCTTTGGTTGATTCTAGCGGCCACGTCTTTATTCTTCATACCAGACGTGTTGACTTCTAACAATACCCGTTCCTGTCCCTCTTCGGTGAGAAAAACATACTCATGTGGTTTAAACTTTATCGTCAACGCATCGTTGATGATGGGGTAAATCTTGAGCATTTCATCTTTTGGGATTGAAATGAAGTGCTTTGTTTCGGTGAGTCTTTCCTTAACTTTACCTGCATGTGCAGCAGTCATCTCAAGATTCTTGTAAGCATGAGTCCAAAACGGATACGGAACGCCATCACCAATAAGATATCCCTGAACACTCCCGTCTTTCAGTGTTTCAAGTCGAATCTCTACTATATCCCATTTAGGAACGCTTTTCCCTTCTGACGTTGTATTAGTATGAACCAGCGCCTCATTTACTTTAGCGGGTTTTGTGGGGCTGGTTTTATTTTTCTTCGTTGTCATTATACCACAATCGGCTTACTCAATTCCTCTGATATTGCCTCGCGAAATACCTTTGAAAAGTTTATTCCGCGTTCCTTTGCCTTTGTCTTTACGCTTTCTTCCAGGTATACCTGAATAGCAATTAGTTTCTTTCCATTCTTTAATAGGACTGCCATAAGCACCTCCTTTTAACAGAGCGGTTTAAATCTCTGTTAATAGTAATACACAATTAGACTAGATAGACCGCACGCACAAAAATAGATATCACCACCGATCAGTGGTATTTAGATTTCATCCTCATCATCATCCCACTCCTCAAAGTCGTTAAAATCCAAAACCGGGATCAACCGACATCTACACCGAGGATGAAGAGGAGGCCCGCCGCCTGGTGCTTCATCGACCGGATAGGTAGTCCCCTGCATCGGGAGGCATAACGGGCATACGCCGCTTCCGGCCGTGCTCCATTCCACCATTTTAACACCATTCGCCTTGTATCTGGTTTTCATCCCTGCCGTATGGTGTTTTCTGCTTTCAGTCTGAACTAATACCTCTGCTCTCTTATCCCGTGCATCGAAGATCTCATCCAGTTCCCCGGCCATCTTTTTAACAGACTTACCTTCCTCAATGCCTGATTTAATCGTATCAGATATTAACTGCCGTTGTGCCGTGTTGTAATCTTCAGCCCACGGCAGGAACTCGCTCTTATAATCGATTATTTCGCCTGCATCATCGAAAATTGGAATGGTGCAATAAGATCCGCCTCGTTTAGTGAGCATATCAGCATACTCTTTTGAGTATTCCAGGGCTTCCTTATGCACCAAATCGAAATTATATCCAATCTTTAATATCGTGTGTGCTTCAGCATCACCGTCGATAAACCCATTAAGAGCCAGTTTGATTAACGCTTCCCGTTCTGACTCTTCCAGTTCATTCAACCTGTCAAAAATAAACGGCAGTATTCCTGCCGCAATTACCATATCTTCAGTCGGTTCAGGCATTGATGTATCCGGCTTCCTGTAACTGTGCCATGATATCTTTTCGAGCGTTGTTCAGAGCCTTGTGTATCTCATCATACCCTTCCTGCTCTGTTGGTGTTTGCAGGGTTGCCATGTTCGTAACCAGTGGCTCTAATGGAGTCTCCTGAACTGCATTCATCGCACGTAGCCGGGCAATGCCAGCCTCATCTAACTCCTCTACATTCGGAATAAACCGCCTTATTTCGTTCTCATCCACAACGGCAGTCTTTGCATTCGCTAAAACCTCTACCCATCGTTGATTCGATTCGGTTCTGTCGATATCAGGTAACGGCAGTTTGATTCGGACAGAATACCCGTCGTATCTGTTGGCGATCAGATAAACCTGTAAGAGTTTCTCGAACGCATCTTCTAACCATGAGTGCATGCCCTGGATAAACGCAAGGATCAGGGCTACTTTCTCCGATGAGTTATCGAATATCCCGCCTCCTTCACCGGATTGAAGCAGAGATACAGGTGAGAAGTAGTCTATCAGCAGGTTCTGAAGCATCCGGATCGCTTCAGCCGTATTTGCGGGCTCTTTGATATGAGGATCAACGATTTCCACGTTTTCAGGGAGTGGAAAACTAGTATTCTTACCCCAATTCCGTAACACTTCCCGACAGTATGCGAGGGTATCATCATCCCCGTCTGTAACTCGTAAAAATAACGATGGAGCCCCGGCACGGTTGGTAGTTTGGCTTACTGCCGTCCATGCCTGGTTCAGGTATGCAATCGCAAGGATAAGCGGCTGAATCATCGGAGAACCGCCGAGTTTCATGGAATGAGGAGGCTGAATACTGTGGTAATTCTTTAACTCCTTTGAATTGCCTTCATCATCCTGGTA